ATATAAATATAATTTATGAGCAAAGCGAATAAATATTTAGCCGAGCAAAGCGAGGATAAATAAAAAAGCGAAGCTGCTTGTAGCAATTATGATCGTATTTTTTATCGTATGTCAATATTAATTTTATTACAGGTGGCATGTATGGTATCGCTGTTTAACCATATCTGGTTTAAAACTGACTTTTTTGCCTTTTACGCCAAGGCAGTAAGAAAACTTATACCAAAAAAAATTTTTCTATATATGATGGTCGATGAGTATTTTATTAGGCCCCCTCAAGATTTTATATACAATTCTTATATTGAATATTTTTTCTCAAAAAGAAGCTTTTCTAGCAATTTTCTTGAGGTGTTTATTTTAAAATTAATATCTTGCCCACTATGTTTAACAACTTGGGTATCTATTATATCATGCCTAATTTTGGGAAATATTTTTTATACCGGTATTCTTTTCGTGCTAATTAGGGGTATAGATTCTTTATTAAACTTTTTTTTAAAAGTCCATTAATTTGACTGATTATAGTAAATGAAAAGAATAGAATTCTACAAGCCACAAAAATCTGGCAATGGAACTTGTGCAACCTTTGAGTGCAATACTTCACTAGAAGACCCTAAGAAAAATGGGTTTTATGTTAACCTATTAAAGCAGCACTCTTGGGATGATTCCAGTAAAACTGGCTCATTTAAGGAAAATGTAAATCAACCAGACAAACATAAGAAGATCAAGCTAACAGATTTAGAGGTATGTAATTTCATCTATGTTATAGAGTCAAATTCTGAAAAGAAGTTTTCTACTGTACATAGAAATGGAGAAAAAAATACGCCAATATTTTTTGAGCCATATATAAAAGATGGGGCATTTATTGGTCATCTACTAAAAATAGATGGTGTAGGAATTGCTTTTAATCTTGTCGAATCAATAAAATTGAGAGAATATTTGAAGCTATCACTTTCAAATCTTTATTCTTAATTTTATATGTCTACTAATAGAAAAAAAAGAGTCCTATATCTTAGCGACTTCGCAGGAGCTTTTACCGGATTCGGTAAAAATACGAAACTTCTTTTAAAGTACTTAAACTCTACAGGTAAGTATGAAATACTCAATGCCGCACAGGGCATGCCAAAAAGAGGCGCACATGAAAAACGCTTCCCTTGGAAAACATTAGGTGTTTTACCAGATGACCCAAATAAAATAGCTCAAATAAATCAAGACCCAAACCTAGGCAGAATGGCTGCATATGGAGACTCCGAAATAGAATCTCTAGTAAAAGAATTTAAACCAGATGTAATTTTCTCTGTAAATGATACATGGGGGTCACAGTTTGTAATAAATAAAAACTTCTTTGAGCATATTCCCACAGTTTGTTGGAATACTTTTGATTCACTACCATTACTTCCTGATACAGTAAAAAATGCACCAAAAATAAAACACTATTGGACATGGAGTGATTTCGCACGGAAAGAGTTACATAAATTAGGACATACGAATGCCAGCAATCAGTATCCGTTGGTAAATACAGATAGCTTTTACAAACTACCACAACAAAAAATTAATGAAATCCTAGCTACGCATAACTTGCCGCAAGATAGTTTTATTATCGGTTTTGTTTTTAGGAATCAGCTAAGAAAGCTTATCAATACCCAGATTGAAGCTTACGCACAATTTAAAAGAGTAAACCCTGAAATAAAAAATACTTTTTTATATACACATACGCACTATGGAGAGGGATGGGATATTCAAAGACTATGTGAGCAATATGGCGTAAATAAAGAAGAAGTTTTATGTACTTATATCTGCAAAGAAACAAGACAATATTTTATACTACCATATCGGGGGCAAGATATAGAAAATCCTATCACTAAAAATAAAACATTAATAACTACAAATGTTGGACTAGGGGTAAGTGATGATCAGTTAAATGAAATATATAATATATTTAGTTTATATTCTCATCCAGCCACATCTGGCGCATGCGAACTACCATGCGTTGAAGCAGCACTAACTGAAAAAATAGTGACGACTTGTGCGTATTCGTTTGGAGAAGATATCATAGAGAAGAATCAAGGAAGTATTCCAATGAAGTTTGCATTTTATACTGAACACGGAACACAGTTCTTAAAATCCCAGCCATCTGCTTCTTCTATTTCCCAAATATTTAAAAAAGTATACGACATGTCTCCAGACAAGAGACAAAAAATGGAAAAACTATCAAGAGAATGGGCGCTAGAAAACTACTCTATCAAAGTAAATGGAGAGAAAATAGAAAAATTTATAGATAGCCTTCCAGTCATAGAAGATGAGTCTGTTTTCGAATTTAAGCAAACACAAAAAAAACATAATCCATCTGCAGTCATACCACCAAGCGATGACACTAAAGAGTGGATAAAGTGTTTATATAAAAATATACTAGATTCTGAAGTAACTGATGAAGATGAGGGTGTCAGGCATTGGGAGCATCAACTATCTAACGGAACCCCAAAAGAACAGGTTGAAAATTACTTTAGACAAGTTGCCCAAAACGAAATCTCAAAAGAGAAACCCGTTTCATTGGAAGACCTTTTCGAAAAAAACGATAAAAAAATAGTGCTTTTAGTTCAACCAGAAAGTTTAGGTGATGTCTTTTTAATTACCGCCCTATTTGAGAGCTTAAGAAATAGATACCCAAAAGAAACTTATGATATTTATTTTGCAACCAAGCCAGAATATAGAGAGATCATTGACGGCAATCCATATATAGATAAATGGATACCATATCATCCAGTAATGGATTCGGCGCTACAAATGGAGGGCGCGGGTGAAAATAAAGGGCTATGCGATATAGTCTATCATCCATATTTTTCCACACAAAGGCTGCTTGATTACACTCATAATGGAGTTGATAAAATAGACATTAACCTCAAGTAATGGTATAATAAAAATATGCACTTGCTAGAAACATACGCACTATCTACAGGCAGCAAGATAGGAAAACCGTTTATTTTAAAAAAATTCTTTCCTGTACAGAACTCCAAATATATAACCATTCAAAATAGCAGCGGTATGCCGGGAAAGTGTTATGACTATTTTCAACATGTCATAGACATATTAATACCAACTTTATCTAAATATGGTATTGGTATAGTTCAGATAGGCGGTAAAGGTGATCAGCCACTTCAAAATGTTGAAAACCTACAGGGCGCAACGAATATACATCAAACTGCACATTTATTAAGTAACTCGCTATTGCACCTAGGTAACGATAGCTTTGCTATACATATGGCAAATGCTCTAGGCGTAAAAACTGTAGGCCTTTATAGTATAACCCTCCCCGAAATAGCTGGGCCATATTTTGATAAAGAAGCCTTAAGTATTTGTTTATACCCCGATAATCAAAAACCTAGCTTTAACCCAAATGAATCACCAAAAAGAATTAATAAAATCAAACCAGAAGAAATTATCAATTCATGCTTGAAATTACTTTTCGATAACCATGAAAAATTAGATACGGAAACCTTTTATATTGGAAAAAGATTTACAGAGACAATTATAGAATGTATACCGAACTCTGTTGTTGCTCCAGAATTTTTTAAAGGTTCTGTTTTAAATATTAGATGTGACTATACAGATAATTTAGACTATAATATCATCTATCAAAATATAAGTATTAGGCAGTGCTGCATAGTAACAGATAAGCCGGTAGACTTAACTCCTGTACAAAATTTAAAACCAAATATTAGTTTAGTTATTTATGATATAACTAATAATTTAAATATCGACTTTATCAAACAGTTAGAAATGCTTGGTATAACATATGTATGTTGTTTTAATACTGGAAAGGGCAGCGCAGAAGATTTATTTGCAAGAAAAACAGATTTGATAGAATACTGTGGAGTCGAAGAATTTGATTTAATACCAAAAGATTTTGATACAAATAAATTAAATGATATGGACGTTCTGTATAAATCTAATAGAATTATTATATCTAATAATAAACTATATAATTCCTATGCCGCATGTCTAGAAGATATCAATTTAAACAATAATGGACTGTCACCAGTAAAAGTAAGTGATATACGTGATAAGACCAAATTTGTGGAAGATTTAGATTACTGTATTCTCTATAAGAATTAGTATTGACTTTTTATTAAAAGTATCAGATGATGGCTCTATGTCAAAAAAGAAACTTCAAGAAATTTCTGATCAAAATACTCCCGAAACGGCAAGTGAGTCGTGCCAGACGCCCGATCCATCTAGATACTTAGATAAGGTAATAGGTTTTTCTAGGGATAGAAATGGATTCTTGAATGGTGTTGATTACATCTTTAATGATGATAATACAATTAATTGGCGAGCAATGATAAAACCAGAGCATCTGGTTCCAAATAGGGACTCTTTTAAAGATTTAAATATTAACCTAAAAGAGATAGATGTTACCACATTGCCAGATAATAAACTATTAATTTTATTGGCGGGTATTAAAGAGTTAGCCCAAATAAGGGGTTTTAAATCAGTATCTTATGATGTTATAGAGTCACGGCCAGATTATGTGGCTGTAAAATGTACGGTTGAGTTTATGCCTAGCTATGAAACAGGAAATAAATCTGTAAGCTTTTCATCTCTAGCCGACGCTCACTGGGATAATACCCATAATTTTGCAAAGAATTTTTTAATGGCTATCGCAGAAAATAGAGCGTTTGTACGTTGTGTTAGAAGTTTCTTAAAAATTCATATTGTTGGAAGCGATGAAATGGGCGGTAAAAATACATCCTCACTAATAGATAATTCTTCGGAAATTAGTGGCAATTCCACACCTTCTTCACTGCTAGATAAGACCATGCAAGATTACGGGATAACCTTCCAGCAAATTAAAGATGGTGCTATAAAGAAAAATATAGAAGGTGCCCAATCTTGGCAGTCTGTAGACGATATTCCACCATTGTCTGTTTTTACAATTGTTAGTGGTATAAAAAATAAAAATAAAAAATAATGGACATTCATTTTGAAAATCATAATGAAAATCTAGACGAAGCCATATTAAAACTTGAATCCTGCAAGTTCCGTTCAGAAAATATTATAAATAAGCCATCTTGCTGCTCTAGCTCTGCTGTATCAGGTTTCTTATGTCATAAGAAAAATATATTTCCAGTATCTTTCTCGGTAGACTGCAAAGATTGTATGGATTTTATATCTGCTATACAGCCGACGAACTACCCTGATTAATAGTTAAACTACTAACAGTAGTTTTATATTCTTTTTCTCCACAAACTTCTTTTCTATCTGATCCATCCCAATAGAATCTATCTGAACACCTTGTTCCTATAGATATCTTACCCTCAACCTGAACAATTGGAGCAGGCACTATAGAGCTTGCGCCCACAAGACTAATTATTCCATAATTAGCAAAAGTTATGCCCCCTAGCACATTCACATTTGCAGCCATGGAAGATCCATCTGAACTAAGTGATGCAGATTGACTATTTATACTTATTAAAATCCTAGGCCAATATAATCTTTTATTGAAAAAAATATCTGAAAAATCTATTGTAACTGACCCTCCACTTGGATCAGATATAGTATGTATAGGCCCGGCAGCACAAATGGCACCTTCAGATACCTCTGGATTTCTTGATTTAAAAACATTTGGAAGTTCCTTGCTTAGCGTAAAATCTGTCTGTAATTTTCCATCAATTACCGCACTTGGTTGTTTTCTATTTTTTTCAGTAGTAACTTCTAATATTTTAGTATTTCCATTTACCCTTCCCGTCGCCCCCTGATTCATTGACTGGTTAACAGAAGCTAAACCGGCTAATGATCCCGCAATTGTGGCACTTGCTCCTCCACCCATTAAAAACTGGTCTAGTTGAGATATAGTATTTATTGATTGGGCACCTATTGAAACATTAAAACTTCTTACAGTCCAATATAGTTCGCACATCTGCGATAACGTGAGACCCACAGGGCGCTGAGTAAATTGTCCATATGCTTTTTTTTGCTCTGGAAATATTTCCGGATTATATGGAATATGCCCAAAGAAATTTATATTAAAAGACATCGCTAAAGATCCTTCTGTATTGCTCTCATATGTGAATTTGCGCCATAAAATGGGCAAGGAAAAACTACTGGAACTCCGCTCATAATACTCGCCATCATAATAATGTCATTATTTAAAATTTGAACTGGAGAGTTAGAAATAGATTTTGGCGCGGGAGAGTTAGGGCCATTTTTACTCGTATCATCTTGTCTATAAGCAATTAGCGCATAACATTTAACCTGCCTTTTACCATCCACAACTGTTTTAATTGTACCATCTTGATTTGTTATATCTGATGGTGAGATTTCTATCATATTAGGATATCCATTCCAATTATCTTTAGTATTAACAGTTGTACATTTTATAGATGCACCGCTTACTTGCAAGTTTGGAGAAATAGCAAATTCTATATAAATTTTCTGATCTTTATCAAATTGCAGTTGAGAGTTTAATCCTTTCAAAGGAATAAAGGTTCCAGTATCATAGCTAAAAGTAGACATACACGTGCCATTCTGGATCATATACCCAGATCCTTGTCCAGTCCAAGCGACTACCTTGAATGGAGAGATATCTGTATAAGATACGTATGTTGGTCTATAATATGCCATATATATTATAATTATACCGAGCCACTTATTCCAAGTTGAATGCCACTACCACTAGGGCCAAAATTCAGTCCAGAAATTCTTAGATTAATAAAATCAGAAGGATATAAACTAGTATTAACATTTAAATAGTTATTATAATCAACCCTTAACTGTATGATAGAAGCAGCAGAAACTCCAAGTGTATTTGATATAATTGCTCCAGAATATCCAATCAGATTATTATTAACATCCAAAACAGGAGTTAAATTATAGAAGCTATTATTTGTACCTGTAGCAACATTCCATACACCAGTAAAATTTCTAAATCCTTGGTATGTAGGAATATTTCCATATAGGTATCCAGTAGAATTATTAGATGTATAATATCCAGTTACAGCATACGATTTATTTAAAAATCCAGAAAAGACATTCCCACTGTTTATGTTGAATGGCGGATAAAATGTTTGTCCTCCAGTAAAAAATTGGGAACTAGGAACCATTCCGCTACTATTGGAAAATATAGTAATAGAGTTACCTAAGTCACCAGATAAAATACTTGTAAGATACACATTATTTCCGCTTCCAGAATATGCAGAACAATTAAATTGTAGTAGATTTGAATTAATACTGTTTATTAGTGTCGGTATATCTGAGAAAAAATTAGGCGCAGGATAATTGACGGTATCAGCATTGAATAATATTGTTTTATTATTAATAGATAATACATCATTAGCATTAATATTATTAAAGTTAAATAGAATGCTTGCAGTAGAATTAATATACCCAGTAGCGAATGGATAATATGGAGAATCTAAAATAGCAAATCCAGTTGGAGATCCGGTTATTAATGAGTTATATGTTAAATACCCACTATTAGACATTCCAGTTACCGATCCAGTTAAATAGCATAGTCCAGTGACATTATTAAAAAAGAATGGTACATTTGGCATATTTCCAGAGTAAAGACCGCCCGTAGTTAATTCCGTATAAAATGATGCGTTTGTTAAAAATCCACCTATCGCTAAAGCCTTATTTACCGTTGCTGGCGTTAAAACACTAGCTTGGGTAGACACTACTCCAGAAGCTAATACAATTCCGGTACCACTAACAGTTTTTTCAAAACTAATCTCATTAGTTTGAGTATCGTAAAAATAATAGCTATCAAATGTTTTTGATACAATTCCACTCCCACTAAATGTTCCATTAACTAAACCAGTTAGATTAGTAATTAATTTACCAGAAGAATGCATAAATTTAACATTTATTTCGTCTCCAGTTGGTACATGCAACATAATTTCGTTACTTGCGACATATTGCCCCTTTTGTCCCGTATTAGTAATACTATAATTAAAATCCCCTGTAAATGGAAGTCTAGCTACACCCTGTATTTGTGCCGTATATGGCTTTCCATATATCTGCTGTAATGCCGCATTTCCAGTGAGGTTTCCAGTTACAATCCTTCCACTTTGAAAAACATTTTGTGCGGAAAATAAATTTATAGCCTTAACATTAAAGGAACTTGTTTGCAACAAACTTGTGTTTGCATCACTGACAACAGGCATGCCTTTTAACCCGCCCAATACCACTCTATACATAGGAAAATTTATTTGTGTTAAATCTTTAGTATTATTTAGAAGACAAGTTAAATATGGAGAATCAGGATCTAATGTCCACCCAGTTCTAATGTAATTAGCACGAACAACTGGTGGTGGCTTTATTCCATCTGGACATTCAGCATCATCAACGCATCTCCAACAGGTACCCTCATCTAATATAACATAAGGCTTTAAACAATTGCATTGTGTATTGCCAACATCCATATCACTAATTAGTTGGAGCGGTAAATCTACAATTCCGCTACCGCTACCACTAATACCCGACTGCAAAAGCACGGCCCGTTGTTGCGCCAACCACTGACAACAATAATCACATTCTCCTAGCATATCTCCAGTTGATGGACATGGATTAATGCCAGAAGCGGCACCGCTTTGCCATGTAACCTTGATCTCATGCGTACCCTGAAATGGCGGGCATAATTTCCCCTGATCTATCCACCAAGGTATTCCAGTAGCAAATACTTCTACCGTACTTCCAGTATTAAGAGGCACCCCAGTAATAGCCTTACTTGTATCTATAGTACCACTCAGCACTCCAGTATTTAAATCCGGCAAATCGTAATTATACCCAGTAACCCGAAACTCTTTGCCACTCATTCCCGTTATCTTGTTATAAAGATTTAGTTGCCTATCTAGAACTATCCAAGCATCTAAATCTGGATCATATGCCTGAAGATCTATTTGATCTGGAACCAATAGGGAATAACCACTAATTTTACTTTTTTGATATGTTGTATAAGTATCATCTGTAACTTTAATATTTTCTCTATTACCAGTTTTAATTTCTATGGTAAAACCACTAGTATAATTTCTATTGGATATATATGAAATAATAGGTATTTTTCCAGTTGGGTTAGTCAAAGAGAAAGACATTAATGATCCCGTTTTATAAAAACCAAAAGGCATACCTTGAAGAAAATCATATGGATACCATACAGGATAAGAAATATTGTTTAATCTTGAATTTAATACATTTGTTAAATCTTGTGCAGTAGTAAAATCTTGTGGACATGTTAAAGTAAATCCTGTTGTGGGATATAATGGAAAACTATTATGATATTTTTGGTATAATCCAGTATAGTCAAAACTATAAAGATTAAAATTTAAAGAGTCTCCAGTAGCAAATGGCTCACACACTATATTACCAGTAATATAATTAAACATTCCAGAAGTAATTGGTGCACCACTTGCCGAAACCACAAGACTGGCCGTCGAACCACTTTGATAAGTTTTTGGATCATAAGCCAAATGTCCATTACCATGGTTATAATCATAAGCCATTTTCTTAACTCCACTTATATAATTTTGAAATTCTTTGCCAGTGATATCAGAACCAGACCAACATAGCTCTACGGGCATGTCTTCTGGCCCATCGTCTTGCTTACATTGACCAAAAATGGGGCATTCAAGTTGTTTTAATAAATTCCCAGTATAATATAAAACATATGGCGGCGGCGTATTAATAGCAATCGTCGTACCGCTTTTTAATAAACCGGTAGCCGAAATTGAATAGTTATAAGTAATTTTTTGTACTAACTCTATTGCATAACTAAATACATTACTACTGTTATTCAATATTCCCGATCCTGTATATGTATTATATACCGCCCATGCTTGAGTTTGTGGGTTAGCATCTATTTGTTGGTATGGTATTAAATTTTGTTTATCAAAACTCGTTAGTGAGATACTGGATCTATAAGTGCCCAAATATCCACTTGGCGCTCCAGTTGAAACCACTCCATATTTTAATTTATATAAATTTTGCTGATTTCCATAAGTACTTAAAACCACACCCGCGTCATTTTGTGTCCCTGTAAATCCATGTCCAGTAAAAGCAGAATAATAATCACGAGACCAAGAATCGCTCTCAGCTAAAACTTGATTATTTTTTATAATGTTTAATCTTGTGCCCACTCCTGATCTTGAAGAAAAATCAACCGGCCCGGCAAAATATACATCTCCTGTAGGTACAAGATTGCTAGCCACAGTTCCAGTACACACTATACCCTGTGTACTATATGCACCAGGAGAACCACCCGTATAATAAAAAACTAAGTTTTTATCTATACGCCCACTACAATCCGACAGAACTGTAGAATTAAAAATAAAATTATCAATACAATCTACTTGAGAGTTATTTTTTAATTTAAAACTATACAAATTAGGGCGAGTGTAACAAGGTTTTTCAGGTTGCACGGGAGGCACGACCACAGGGTCTGGCGGAATATAGACATCATGTATAGCTACACCAAGATTATAGCCCTGAATTGCGGATATTTTACTAACAATTGTTTTTAAAAAATTTCTTGGAACTACATCCTCATTATAATTAGCATAGCCGCCAAAAGCATAAAGATACCCCGTATTTGATAATGGTAATATATTTAAATTAACATTTAAAGCATTATCTCCCATTGGGTTGCTGCCAGATGTAAATATATACCCATTAAATGAACCCGTAACTTGAGAAATTCCGCTAATAACTAGATTTTGAGTATTATAATCTAAATTTCGTAAATTAACTGAAAAATTTGCGGGTAAACCGGAAGAAATCAGGTTATTATTAACAATACTACCAAAGTTATATAAAAGCAAATTATTTACAGTGGCACCTACTGAATAATTTTTTATAACATTAAAACTAGTTGTTATATTTTGTGCGGCGTAGTCAGCATTCCCCTGCGCCGTAGCATTTAAAACAACAGTACCAGTTGTGCCATTCAAAGTTAATAAATTTTGATTAATTGTTGCAGGGCCGCTCTGGATACTTAAGGTAACGGGAAACCCCTGATCCGATACCGGACTATTAACATAAAATGGTGCAGCTATAATTGGTTTATCTAATGTTAAACTATTTGAAAATGGTGTTAGTGGTGTTTGTACAAGTTTATCAAAACTACCTTGTCCATTGCCCCATCCAGTTATTTCACCATTTGATAATAATGCGAATGCCCAGTCAATCCCAGCGGCAATATCAACAACATTGTGAAGTCCTAATTGGGCACTTACTTGCCCATAGTCATTATTGCCCCATCCAGTAATAGTACCATCACTTTTTAATGCCAAGGTAAACCTGTCGCCAGCTGCTACATTAGTAATACCGCCTAAATTTATAGGAAAATCTATTTGTCCATAACTATTGTTTCCAATTCCCGTTATTGTACCATTACTCCTTAAAGCCACCCAAAATGTACTTACAGGGCTGGCAGCAATTTTTGTTACATCTGTTAAATTATTTGGTATATCTAATACACCATCATAGTTATACCCCCAGCCGACTACAGTTCCATCATTTTTTAGTGCCAATGAGAAATCCTGTCCAGCACATACTTGTACTACATTATTTAAACCATTTGGAACATCAGCTTGTCCAAGATAGTTATATCCCCAGCCGACTGCAGTTCCATCATTTTTTAAAGCTAAAAACTGTCCAGGTCCGGATGATACCTGTACAATTGAAGAAAGACTATCTGTAAATGCTCTATTATAATCACCATTAAATCCAGTAACAGTTCCATTTATTAATAACACTAATGCTGCACTTTCACCATAACTAATATCAACTGCCCCAGTAATATTTGGTATTACTCCACCTCCCCATCCAGTAACAGTACCATCTGTTCTGACTATTGCCGAATCATACCAGCCAGCAGATATTCTTCTCCTGCTCAGTGGAAATGAGGATGGTAAAACTGGAATGGGTAAAGTCATAATTATTATGCGTAAATAATACCACTAGTACATGCGGGTATCTTTTTATGCGGCTGAGGAATTACTGTATCTAAAATAAATAGCGTCTGTTTGTTTGCATTTGATATATCCAAAACATGCCCCTGAATGGATGGATCAGGTAGTTCCCATGGGACTAAACTGTTGCTACGTTCGTCCCCAAACATTCCAAATCCAGTTACAGTTTTATCATTATATAATAAAACAGTAGAATAATCTGAACAACTAATTTTTTTTATATTATTATTATCTGCATCTAACCAAGAAAACTGCTTAAAAAAATTCGATCCAAATGAGCGGACTTTATCTCCAGATAATAGAACACACCCCACATTAGAAGTAGAAATATCAGAAATACCCGTACACCCAAAAGTGGCTCTATAATCAAAAAGTGATTTTCTAATTTCTCCCCAGCCCGTGATGCTAGCCGTTGCGTCATTTGATATACCTAGTACATAATAATCTGATACCGATAATTCAGATATATTTGTTAGGTATTGAATACTTGCTGGCACATTAGAATATTGACTAAAATAATAATCATATGCATAACCACTACCATTCGTATTAAATAGATAGCCGCACCCAGTTACATTGCCTAAATAATCTAATATAAAAGTAGTATTATTAGATGCATATATATCTTTGATATAGTTAGGAACATACGGAATAGACTGCTGCCCATACTGATTTCCTGTGCCCCATGTAATAACTGAATTATCAGACATTAGAGCAACAGAAAAATCACGCCCACCAACTAATTTTTTCACATCAGGTAAGCCAGTTGGAGATGAGTTATATGATCTTGGAATTTCTACATTATGCGCAATATCATTACCCCATCCTAAAGCAAAATTTTCAGTTTTAATTTTACCTACTATAGAATAATTACCAGTAAAAACAGACGCACAATATTGTGAACCAGTAACGGAAATGGACACCAAATAAGTTCCCGTATTAATAGGTATACCAGTATTTCCATTGTACGTAATATTTAAAGGCGCATTCGGTACTGGATATGTAAAAACACCAATAGGATTAGGTAATCTGGTGTATGGACTACTTAAACTATTTACAACTATTATTACTTGTGTACAATCAGGCATTATATTCGCATTTAATATACTATATTACACTGATTTTGACAGTCTAAAATCCATTTCTAGAATAAAAATAATTTATAATTTCTAATTTTAAATCGTTATTCACATGGTCTGCAAACCTAAATGGCTGTTCAGGAATACCTATTAGGTCTTTTTCTGCATCAAAATTGTGTTTTTTTAATATTTTATGCCTATTTTCATAGTCCCTATTTTTATGAAACCCATGAAAAAGATCGTAAATATATACCTGATCTATAAAGCTAATATCATTTCTAGTCAACCCATAATCTTTTATTTTTTTTAAATAATTAAAATATATATTACTATTTATACCGGCAACAAATGGAGAGGCAACCGGCAGCCCCATAAAGGCAGACGCAGTGATTCTATCGCCTCCGCCTATAATATTATACTCAAAAAGCTTGATATCTTTTATTGTTTTATACCTAAATGCCCAAGCGTACCCACTTACCCCCTGTTGAAAATTTGCTACAGTTTCATATGCAAACATACAGCCCGGCTGTCTATCTAACATAAAAATATTATCATCTGTTATATTGATAGAAGAAAAATCTGCATTCATTAAATCTATATCCACAAATGGCTTAAAATGTGACACTGTAGAAAAACACTGTACAGCATGATAGCGGCTCATTTCATACTGTAGAAATGGCACTAAATTCTTAGATGAAAAAATTATATCTGTATCCGCAATGATGACTATATCCGTATTTTGCGGTAGCATATCTATACCAATATTAAGCATTCTTTCTTTTTGCCACATTATGTCGCCACCACCCAATCTTATTAAAACATCTGCATCATTATCCTCAAGAACAAAATCCCCATTAGGAGAAAATTCTACACATAACAGTTTTATATCATGATCTTTTATATTTTTTTTAAATATTTGATAGTTTTTTAGCCTATACTTGCATTTTGTAAAATTAAAATAAGTACATACAGCCCAAATATTCATTTTTATTATAGCTATATTTAACTATAAATTCAATTTTTTAAAAAAACTAATTAGAAGGCGAACAAGAATTATTATTACTACCCAGATGAAGAGTTGTAAGAGGACTATCTGGATAATTATAATTAAATGTACTGTGATGACAGTTATTGCTATAACTACAAGAATAGCAATCGTATAAAATACCTACGCTAGGATCTCCAGCATAGTATACTTTATATGGTAATTTTGTTTGTGCGCAATATGGCTGCTGACAACCCCCCTCTTTAACTTGATAATACCAATGATTAACATAAGTTAGTGAATCACAATTAAAGCAGGCAGGTGGCCCAACTATTGGATAACTAGTTGTATCTACTATAACCTGTAATGTATCTCCCTCATTGTTTGTATTTCCAAAAAAACTAAAAATTGGTTGGATAACACTATCAGGGTGAGCAAGAATTGATGTGGGACTTATACCCGCTTTATCACCATTTTGAGTAAAATCATAGCTACCGGCATCTTTCAACTGCCATTTTATACCTACACGTAAAATACCATTATCTGAAAGACTGCCTTTATCATCAAGTGTTAATGTTGCAAAAATTCGTACTTTTCCAAAACTAGTCCTTAGTGTGTCCACGCAAGCTGGAGTAGTCTCGCTGCTAGCCATGCCACATAGAGTCATTTTAATAGGCCATTTATTATAATTTACTGGGGCAGTAGTAGTTGAAGAAGGGGTGCCAAATGATGGCGAAGGAATTGGCCATGAAGAGGGCGATGGAGACGGTGACGGCGATGGAGACGGCGATGGAGACGGCGATGGAGACGGCGATGGAGACGGCGATGGAGACGGTGACGGCGTGGGTTGCGGATTAGGGGCGCAACCAGAAATAGGTCTTTGCACAACGCCACTCGGACATTTTGGCTGATGACAAGTAAGCTCTGCAGGATTAGATTTATAATCATAATACCCAGAAGAGTATCCAGTAATTGATATATAAGTATAGTATTTTAATTCTCCATTTCCATCAAACTGACAGTTCCAACCTCCCAATGGGTCAGATATTACAGATGTACTTTCATTATTACTTAGTGAAATTAAACAATTGGCACTTGGACTTGTATATCCAGAAATATGAAGTTTACCACACTGTGTAAAATAATCAGTTATTTTAATTGGTGTTATAAAACCACATGCACATCCACTTGTTAATCGATAAATAGCATGACGATTTGCTATCTCGTGCTCGACCATATCCTGCACTAAAAAATTACAAGAAGTAATACTGTTTGTATTTATTATGTTAGGCGAAACAAATGGGTCATTACCGCAAGAACAGGCCGGATTAAAAAATTGTATATTTATTGTTCCACCCCAGTCCTGTTGAAGTGCCGCATCTGGATATATACCAAAACCATATGTTTGCAATGACTCGCCTGGATTCATGTATATATCCCAAGTAATAGGGATAGAGGGATCTAACTGAATAGGATAATTTTGAGAGGTTATATTGGCAGTTGCGATACCGGATAGGGGATAATTCAAATATCCAGTTCTAATTATATCAAAACCCATGACACCACCTTTTCTTCCTAAATACGAAGAATTACCTAAAGATACCCAAGAGTCCTTATAAGTTACAGGAATTGTTTTCCCCGAAACTATTAGAATATAATCTCCACTAGTGTACGAATAATTATCAGTAAACATTCTATCTCCACATTGAACTAAAATATCAGCGCACCCATCTTGGCCACTTGTAGTATAATGATATCCACCACTAACAGAGCGTACAAAACTATTGTAATATCCATAGCCACTAGAGTAGTTTGTTTTATATACATTTAAATAAAGCATTTTCCTTTCTTGTGGTATATCAACTGTCAAATTAAGAGGATAACTGTCTTTTCCAGTAATACTCAAATTCATCTGCGCATAATTACTCACTGAATATCCATCTTCATTCGTAATAAATAAATCACTCAAGTCAAAATCACCTGATACATAATTTAAACCTGGCGTGGTTCCCGTATAAACCATATCACGAGTTATTGCCGTCCCCATAGTTTCTGTCCATCCAATAAAGTCTCCACTATTATATCCTGAATATTGATCGCCAGAATTCCCTAATGGATCAAAATTAGGCGGCTGAAATACATTATTAAACATTCCAGATCCGCTAATTGTAGGCGTAGATCTAGAAATTTGTGTTCTGGGTAACTGATAACCAAATCCTGTATATGCCGAGCCAGTAGAGTTTTCAAACTCAAATTCTCCAGAATAGTTAATAGGAACCAATGGGAAGGTGTTAAATCCAGTAAATGGTTGCTTATCGTCACCAAAAGCATAAAATGTATCTATAAAACCCGTGCTTGAAAATTCTATTTTATCAAAATCTACATAACACGTGTCTCCAGTAACAACGGTTTGTATATTATGTATAACTAGCAAACCAGATATATCACCAGAATTATTTCCTAAGTCTACAGGATCAAATCCTGTTATGGGGAGCGCCTTCCCGCTATAAAGTCCAGTATAATCTGCATAAAAAGTATAAAGTCCCGGATCATATACATATCCCAAATCTCCTCCAAATATCCCACTAGTTACGCCACCAGTCGCCATACCATATCCAACCAAGTGCATTGGTTTTGAAAAATTTCCAGTTATATAAAGCGGCCCACTACTTAAATTAACATTCGTATATTGTCCAGAACTAAAATTCCCAGTTATTTTTCCAGTATATGGAACAAAAATATTAGACACACCGGTATTTATAGTTCCCGTTACCTGCTGTTCATTAATAAAACCAGTACCCAACCCCGATGCGCTGCCAACTATATTTCCTCCAATATAGCTAATATATCCAGTATAAAAAATTCCAGTATTATATCCAGTACCTAATACAGTTCCTATTGTATTAACACTACCTATTCCAGTTGCTGGTATTCTATAAGTACCAGTTATAACTTGATTATCAGCAATTTTAAATTGGCTAACTATACCACTACCAGTTCCAAATTCATAGGCAGATAATAAAGCATTGTATCCAGAAATTAGACCAGTAGATACAGAGCTTGTATATCCACTTCCCGATATAAAACCACTAGAAGCTAAACCAGAAAAATACCCGCTAGAAAACACCGGTATACTGTATGCTCCAGTAACACCACTTACATAATCCATATTTATACTAAGATTAGTTCCAACTGGGTTCTTTAAAAGTATATTATAAAAATTGGAGCCACCATTATTTATTTGAGTATTATTTGGGCCTATGACCACATAGTAGTCGTTATTTATAATTGGTAATCCAGAAACATTTATATTTATAGTTTGATTTCCAGCACTTGTAGATAAACTGATTGGAATATCTTGATTGTATTCAATAATAGAATTGGAGGTATTTGCTATATAAATATATCCAGTAGAATATGGCGGAATAAGAATTCCAGTAGATGGGTCAATTCCGCTTATGGCAAAATTATTATTTTGTGATTGACCGGATGTAATAATCACATTACTGCTAGTGGTATTAACAATTGGATACCGAATCACATCCCCAGAAGCAAAAGATAAAAATGGTTCATACCCACTCGGCACTGTAGTTCCAAGTACCTGATTAGGAATATCACCATAAACAGTAAGTGAATTAAAATCTATATAAGAATTATTTTTTATATCTAAAACTATAGAAGATATAGCCCCAGCACTTGGCCTATTCAGTCCTAAATATAATGGACTATAATTCTGGTATAGGTCAATCTTATTTGGTGATATATTTCCAGATAATGACAATAAATTATTGGCTGTATAAGATGCTACCAATGAACCATATGGATCAAAAATTTTACCATTTTTTGTTTCAAAAATAGGGCAGTTTCCAGATTGTCCAGAAAATGAAAAAACAAAATCACCAGTAGTATATGGCAAAGAAAAAGAAAACTGCCAACTCAATCCAGTTTGTTGGTATATACTTCTATAATTGGTTCCACTTATAAACATAATATTAATTAGTGCTACTCATTCCTGCTTTTATATTAGTTATCTCTCCAGCCGTAATGCTATTGCCCCCAACAGATTTTTGCGGCTTAGACCTATCTAAAAGATATTGTTGTGTTATATAATCATCACTTGGTGGCTGTATTACTTTATCTTCAAATGAATAAGTGGTAAAACTCCCATTTTCAGTGATATTTATTTGTATAGAATTAAGTGCCTGATCAACGCTATATATCTTAGGAACAATACCTGGTAATTTTATAGTAATAGTTTTTAATGGTTTGTCTTGAAAATATGCAGATTTTTGGCTAATTCCTTTCACATAATCTTTAATGCTTGAATCTGCAATAACACATTTCTGACCATTAATAAGATTAATATTATCTTCTTGTATCTCCTTGTAGTTATAATCCAATTTTGCGACATCTGCACTGCCCGCATTAACAGAGTAAGTATACTGAACCTTTGGTATTATTTTAGGGAATGTAGCAGAGGGTTGTACATATACTTTATAGCCAGCCGCAGAGGAACTACTAGATCCGCCGAATAACGCTTGTATCGACTGTGGGGGCGTATATATAACCATATCTACCTTTTGGCTACTACCGACCCTAATTTGTGCCGACTGGTTTGATACTAAACCGTATTGACCTATATTTGTAACCACTGGATTTCCAAGTGAATTTTGAGTAGTTTGCGTTTTCATTGTCATGGAGGCAGGCTCCAAAGGGTTAGATGCGGATTGAAGATCCGTCTTAAAGTCACTGTACTCCCTAACTTTAAATAGTTTTAAATTTTTAAAATTAGCATCATAACCAGGAAGTGAAGATAAAACAGAATTATCAAGCCCTACCACTGGACTCGGTACATACTTTTCATACCAGTCGAAAAGTGATTGATAATATTTTGTTTCACTTTCATTAGGCGAAAATTTAGATGCCCTATCCATTAATAAAAAAGCGCTAACAGCCGCTTTTCCTTGACCAGAGCCTGCCGCGCTATTTTTGTAAGGATTTTCATTTGCCTGCGCATCTTTTTGTATATTTTCGTATAGCTTACCAATAGGCGAGCCATCTTCATGCCCAAAACCAAAAATAGGTACCGCTGAAACATCTTTTCTGGCAATATACCATTGCACTTGAGCACCATCTGGTGCCTCTGCTGTATATTGTGTATGTGCATTATCTGCGCCCGGAATAAGTGTATTGTATGGTTTATACCAATATCTACCAAGAAAATTTTGCGCTATATTCTGTTCTGATTGAAACTGGGTAGATACTACTTCATCATTAACATCTGCTAAAAAATAATAAGTTGGATTTGTTTTCTCTGTAGGATCATTATTATCATTTTTTATAAATTGAGCTAGCGATGCATGTGCCGCCTGATTTTCGGGTTTTTGGGCTGTTTGGCTATACACTCCCAAAATTTTCATTCCTCCAAACTGGTTTAAAATATTGTCAGGGCTACCGCCACTGCTACCCCCAGGACGATTAGCATATGTAACCTTTTCGGTATCTTTTGCAGTATTAAGCTTGTAAAAACCATACCAAAGATAAGCATCTCTTAATGGCTTACCATATCTAGAAAAAACCGAGCATATTTCTTTTGCAGCAATCTCGCCTTCTCTTGGGTAGTTATTCTGATTATATAGATCAGCTACTGTAAGTGGCTGAAGCGTTTGAAAACTATTAGTTGGATCAAGAGTGCATGTATACTGTTTAATTTCCCCTTGTTTCCCAAAATAACCAATAAAGCCTCTTGCAAATGTATTTTGTTTACTTGCACCTGATTTATATTCTATAATATTCGGAATTGAATCCAAATCACTTGGTACTTCTAAAGGTTTACTTCTATCAACAAAAAATAATTTGCTTTTAAATGGATCCCAATAATATGCTAAACCTAAATCTGAACACCATGCTCCAAGAACACTTTTCAAACTCCCTGTATGCTGTGCTTTATAATTGGTATCTTTGGCATTACTATGATCAGATGAAACTGGTAGTTGGGCTAAAAGATCATTAAATGTATAAAATACTTCCCATATTTGAAAATCACTTCTAACTGGATCACAAGAACTCTTATATTTATCATTTGGCATATATGGACATGGATCACATGGATCTATTATTGCTTTAGTTTCTAGCGTACTAACAGTTGAATCTTTATTTTTATCACAAGGATGGTATTCTTTACCTACTATTATTAAATTTTTTGCGGGAGCGCCAGTTCCTCCATGTCTTTTATATAGACCAACATAATACTGATCTAGTGCAACACTCATGTCAACATAATTTAAATGCAATAATTTCTGTTGCGGTGTTTTATCAATTTCATATGAAACTAAATACCCTTGAAATGAAAATTGCCCTAGCTTAACAGTAACTGTCTTCGTGTAAGAAAGCTCCCGATCTAAATCTGGATATTTTCCTTCAGCATTTACCACGCTTATCTTTAACGTAGATGGTGAGTTGCCATCATTAAAATTCCAGCTGGCATCATATGGTAGTCCACCATAAAAATTTCCTTCTATTTTGCCAACATCTAATATCTTATTCTGACTCATTTTTAAAAAGATTGATTATTATTATATAATATTCCAGTTTTAATATCAAAAATACCAGTACCGGCATTTGAATCTATTATAGGTAGTTCCAAATAATCATTATTTGGCGATAATCTTACACCATTCATATACACCTCAGAATAATTATCATAAAATGTTTGGTCAAATGTAACTAAATGGGTACCTAGGCCAGTAGATGTAATATTAAAATTTTTAGGCAGCGCGAAAAGCTGTCCACTAACTCCAGAAAATATATTTATATATTTAAAGTAAATACCAGTAGAATTAACACCATACTGCGCATTAACACCTATTTGCGAATCTTGGCCGCTAGTGAGTTTCTGTCCATTGAAAAATACATTATAATTTGTTGGCCAAGGCAATGATATGGAAGACAATAAAGGATTATAATAGAAATTTTCTATATAAAATCCAGTATTATAAATTCCTGAAACCATATCTACTGATATATTATCAGAAGGGTCAAATAATATATTAAATGATATTTCATTATTGTTTGTAACAATGTAGTCATTTTTTTGTATATTGACTGAAGAATATACGCTTCCAGATGAAATGTATGTTCCAGAGTTCTGGGCTACGCCATTAACAAAAACAATAAAATTCATACTGGGATTCTGTTTTATATAGCTATTAAAAAAGGAGTTTTGTACATAATCGTACTTGGTGACTAAATTATTTTGATAAATTGGATTATAATTATGATCTGGAACACTTACCTCTATAAAATCAGAGCTATCTAATTTTTTTAATATAGAAATATTTCTTTTTCCAAATTCTGCTATATATCCTGAATTATAAACAAGATAATCCCCTGTATTTATTCCAGTAAACGGTACAATAGAAACGCCTGTTAATGGTATTATTCCGGTACCATAATATGTACCAGTTAATGGTGACGTTGCAAAACCGCTAAACTGATTGCCAAAATCATCATAAATTACACCAGTAGCTACAGTTGTATATCCTGTTACAGTAGTATAAAATCCAGTTATACCAGTAGAATATCCAGTGACCCCAGTTACTGGTAAATATGTTACATATGAGGTACCAGAGTTATAACTATTTGCATAGCCACTATTTAAATTTATAATATCAAAAGTATAAATTGGGGGACTAAAGAGAAAAAACTGATCAATAAATCCAGTAAACTGTTTATTATAAGAATAACCGCCAGAAGCCCTTGGATTATAACCAATATTTATTCCTGTTGTGTTAAATAAGTAAGAATTATTAATAGAGAAAATATTAGAGTTTAATTTAGATCTAAAAAAATCATAATATCCAAAAGATACCGCATCATTATCAAGGTTTAAAAATACGGAAGATTTATCTGAGACTATATAATCAGATATTAGTACAGTTGGGCCATCCTGAGAATAATATTCAAAATATAATTTATTATTTGCTGTAACGCCGAACTCATAGCCCTTATTATAAAAACCCGAAACACTATCATAACCAGTATCGATTGTAGATATTAACGTTGCACCACCGGGAGAAGTTTTCTGATAAATCATGGAATATGTTCCATAATTCAGATCTATATCACCAGTTGTACTAATTGTTATATAACTATTATTTAAAAATCCAGAACCACTTGTATTCCAAAAATTATCAGCATAATTAATTATATTACCATTTAAATAACCACTGGTTCCGGTGATATTATTTACAATACCACTACCACTGGTAGTAAAGTCAAAATATACCGCAGCATTTTTATTCGCAACGCTATTAAAAAGGTTTAAATAGTATTGTATGGCATTTTTCATTGTATGGAGAATACTGGTGTTTCACATGTATATGCTATATTAAAACTATATACATATCCATTATCTTCGGACTGTAATTTTCTTTCTACCTTGCTTTCAGTTAGTACTGAATTTTGCCCTAAGTATTTTATCAGCAATCCATTCGCAGTTGATCTTACCATATCGGTCTGGTCTGAAGATTCACTATATAATGCGGATCCCTGTATACTCATTTTCCCCCTTTTAAAATACTTTAAATCAAAAAAACCATTTGAGCCGTCTAAAAACTGTACCGGCCCAAACGCATTTAGGCTGGGTGTTATAGATATATTATAATTAAATACCTTTGCACCAGCAAGAGTAATTGAATTATCAAAACTTGCCTGCACCTTAATTATATTAGATGTTAGGTCTCTAGTTATATTGTAACTCTTAAAATTTGGATTAAGAGGGACTGATCGTGCAGAGATATTGTTTTGATATGCTGCTTCACATATGGGTAGTGGCTTAAAACTGGCAAGCGCAGATTCTGCTTTGCCCATTCTAGTTGTCTGTGGCCCTCTGGCAACAAAACTACCATTTAATGTAACAGTTGCTTTATCGGATAGATATTCATTTTGGACATCTACTGAATAATCAAATTTAACCTGCTGCGGATCAGTTGTATAGGCATAGCTAAAATTTATAGTATTACTTGCCTCGTCCTCTTCAATTGAAAAATTATCTGGCTCTGGATTTAATACCACATTTGTCGCCTGTTTATATAGGTTAGTACTAGCTATATTATAAGGTTGAAAACTTGTATAACTATTTCTTAGCTCAGACATCTGCCTACAATCTCCTCCATTCAAATTACCTTTTAATGCTACATTATAAATTCCGCGCTCTTCTTCGTAAGAAATATCGACACTATATGATAGCAATACGGAAGATGAAGAATTAATTCTTTGTGTATAATCTATATCAACGCCATATGTGCCTTCCATTCTATTAATATTCTCAACAACCTTTCTTGGGCATAAATTTGGAGTTAAAGATATAAAATGTGGAGGTATTATCGCCGTACCAGTTAAAGATTGAACATAATTTCTAGCGTTATCTAGGGCATTATTTGATGTATTTGATGTATTAAAACCCTTAGCAGATATATTTCTGCTTATATTAACAATACCATTGTTCTGCTGAGAGTACCTAATTACCGACACAGGATCCAATACGCCATAAACGCCATTAAACATATTAGATGGAAATGCCGTAATATTTACTTTAAATGGCACACCAGCTACGTAAGAAGATGCATCAAAATCTATACTATCAATTTTTGCATAGTCCGCACTAAATACAGTAGAATTAGAATCTATAATTTCTAATTTTTTAAAATCAGTGGAAAAGCTATTAAATAAAGACTGTTGATTTTCCAATAACTGATTATTTCCAAGGCTCGGATTACAGGCACCAGTTAGCATGCCTTTTAGAGTGATTTTTTGTACTGCACCCCATCTTTGGCCATAATTGACCATATCGTCATTTATCGCAACAAAGGGTGTTGGAGAAATGCCCAAAAATGGATTGCTTCCGTTATAATATACCTTGACCATAAATACCTAATTTATTTACACTTTTTTAGATATATTACTCGAATGAAAGAGTAGAAACGGATAATTTGAATGATCTTGCCGATGGATCAAACGAATAGTTGGCATCTGCAATAAACCCCGGTGAGGGGGCCTGAACGTACCCCTTTGCAATACTTAAATAATCATCCAAAACAGCGCGCGCGCTACCATTCATATCTACAGAAAAAGATGTTTCTACAGGTAATGTATTAGGTTGAATCTGCGCAATCTCTTTAACATTAATAATATTAAAATAACTCACCAAATGCCTGCTGGCCTGTTTACTAATCGTTGCGACAACCTTTCTTATATCAGTAGAGTCTCTTATAGAGTCACTATCAGTATATTTATTAGAATAGGCAATTTTTCCCTGCACTTTCTGTAGGGTGGTACTTTCTGTTGTGAGTTTTAAACTAGAACCGCCAGTATAATAACTGCTAACACGAGACTGTATTCCAGATTGAATGCTAGTATTCCATGCGCCAAGGGCATTGTTGTATTTAGCTTCAATTATGTGGCCAAAACCAACTACTTCTCCATGCTCAGTAGCTATATAATTTCCACCCAAAGTTTTTTCCATACTAATCTCATAGTTCCAAAAATATGTATCTTTGACACGGTTAGAATTAGTAAAGGTTACTTCATAATTTATCTTACCATCAAAAGGTAAGGAAGCAAAAGACTTTGTAATAGGCGTACTTAATAGCGAGGCATTTGTTTCATCTAAATAAGCAGAAAATACCGCTTGGCACCTACCTAATGCACCCTGTATATCCGAATTTGCCTGCTGGGATACAGTATCAAATGGTACACTAGTATGCCCAATATATTCAGCCTTTTCCTTTACATTCGCAATTCCAGCCTGATCAAAAGTTAGCCCGTGAGATCTAAAAACTGAATATTGACCATTTGAATCCGTACTAGTTTCATAATTTCTAGAAAACTCATACCTATTATTAATACTATCATAGCTCTCATTATAAAACTTTCTATATATGATACTATCAGAATATTTATTTCCAACAGTATTTATTAAGTCATTATGCGCAAAAAAATCAGCGGCCAATGACTGTGCGGCACCGACGGCATTTAGAGAGTAGGGGCCACGAATTGAAAACTTAATTGACTGAGAATATGTTTCTTTTTTTACCTGCTTATCATATGCACTAGACTCAGAAAAACCTTCTATATATTTAATATTTTGATAAGCTAAACCTGTATAGTCCTCTCCAACTACACTAGAAAGATCTCCATCTTGTGGGACAGTAATATTGACATTATATTTTTTTGTTCTAACATCATTCCCCTCTGAAAAACTAATGGAAGAAATAATACCCTGCCCAAAATTATATCCATTAATATTAATATCTTGCCAGTTGTCAGATTGCGACTGCAAATCTAAAAGGTCAGATATAATATAGGCCACCCCACTAGAATTTGTCAATTCCAGTAATAACCCTTCTACATTTAATTGTAAAGTAGAACGGTATCTAACAGTATTAGATAAAAACTCAGATTTTCTGCTGACAGATAATATAGTAGCATTAGCAAAGTTCATTTTTATTACCTTCTCTGATTGGCATATACATTAGCTATATCACCTTGATTGCTTGTTGATGGAGGAGGATTATTTCCAGTATTTGCTTTATATTCTGTTTTTTGGAATCTATCACCAAAAGCCTGCATTACACCATCTATAGCGGTCTGAATAGCCTGCTGTAACTCGTCTCTAATGCCTCCCTGACCACCACCAGCAGCACCATTAACGTTTACATTCACGCTCATACCGCCAGCCCCACCACTGCCACTTGAGGTATTTTTACCGTTAAATGTGTCACCTATTTTTTGGACTTCCTGTAATATGGCAGTCTGTATTCTCAAACCGGCATTAAGCGCTACTACACTCTCATCCTTTCCAACTGAATTTAGTTTAAAGTCTTTTCCTAAAACATTATTTATACCCTGATTTATTTCATCGCTTTTTTTCTGTTCAGCAACGGTATCTCGTTTGCCCTTTTTGTCAAAAATTGGTGCAACTTCCTTATAGTTATATCCTAGTAAATCAGTTACCGCGTTGCCACCCTTATTATAGCCAAATTTATCAGCCATTACTTTTTGTTGATCCGTAAGATGACCAGTTTCCATAGAAGCTTCTAATTGAGCCTTATAACCAAAAGCATCCGTCATATTTGACTTACCTGTTTTTGACATAAAGCTTTGAGAATATCTTGAAAAAGCTTCCTTCTGTTCTGGTGTTCCAGTTTTAGCTGCAGTTTCAAGATCCTTATACTGTCTCATTAAATCTGCTTGCCTACCAACTTCCATTGTTTTCTGAAATTTGTCTCCCGGTCCGCCTGAAATTTCACCACCAAAAATATCTTTTAAACTACGATTTGTTTTATAATAGTTTCTGCCAAGTTCGGCGGCCTGTGATAATGATCCGGCATTAGTTTTTTGTTCAGAAAGTGGTTTGTTAACATCTATTCCCGCACTCTTTAGCTCCAGCCCATTTCTAATTAGTGACTGAGTCGTATCAATTGGTTTCTTTAGCGCGCTACCCTGTAAGAATTGCGATATAAGATCACCAGTAACATCTTTGCCATTAACAAACGCATTACCGCCACCAAACGAGGACTGTAATGATTTAATATTTGCAGCCAATTCTTCAAAATGCAACCTTTCATCAAGTATCTTTTTTTGATCTTTTGCTGTTTCATTCAGCTCTTGGATTCCTCTCTGTAATGCGACACTTTTAGCATCTTGTTGGCCCTTTTGCGTGATTTGTTCTGGCTTGCCCATTTCGCCATATAAAAGACTGTCCTGCTCAAACATCGCACTTTTTCCATTATATTTTGAAATTCCCTTAATATAGTTATTATTGTTAGTTAGTATATTCTGAGATAGTGCTTCAATTTGTGATTGTTGTCCACCTTTCGTTAGATCTATTTTTTGGAAATATCCCTCTAAGCCAGTCTGGGATGCTTCACCCACATTCGTTTCATATGGGCGGGCATTTTTTGCAGCTTTTGCTTTATTGCCAGTTTCATCCAGACGACTGATTTGAATTTTTTCTCCAGAATTAAACTCGGATAGTTTGCTATTACGCTTTAAATCAGCAATTCCATTGTTAAGATTTAACTCAATATCTGAATATTCTTTTGCCCTTTTCATTGCTATAACATCTGGACTCTCTTCTCCAGCTATAGCAGCTGCAACATTAATTGATCCTTGCGAACGAACACCCGCCATTTCTGTAGCAGATTTTTGTTTTCTTTCTTCTGTTTTAATTTTAGCTCTTTCTGTTTCATATTGAGCCTGTATGTTTACTTTTAAAGCCGCAATCTCTTCTTGTATGATTCCGACATTTTGCATGGTCATGTCCCTATCTCTCTGTCTTACTTCTATTATCTCATCTTCGGCTTTCTTCTGTGCTAATGTTGCGACTCTTGCTTTTACGAGTTTTTCTGCAAGTTCTGCAGTAGCAGCGCTAAAATCTTTACTTGCTTTAAGATTGGCAACCTCGGCCTTTGCCTCTTGCTCACTATAACCAGCTGCCATCAACTGACCCTGAACTGCGCTCGCATCTTTCTTATTACCAGCTTCTAGTAAGCCGCCAATATTAACACCTGATAACTTATCAAGTTTCTCTTTACCAGTAAGTCCCTGTGTCAATACAGAAACAGCCATATCAGATACTTTTGAAGTGTCCTGAGCACCAACACCTCCGCCAGCCCATCCTGGTATCATCATTCCAGAGAATGAATACCTTAAATCTTCCGCATTTTTTGTTAACGCTAAATCACTAGCTTTCTTTTCCGCGTCTTCTTTTTTACGCTGATCCAAGTCTTGAATAGCCTCTCGCTCACCCTTTGCTCCACCAGTTTGTCGAGCTTCTTTTATAACTTTTAAATCATCTGGAGAAAATTTTGCATATGCCTGAGAAACTTGTTGTTTCATTTTTCTCAACTCTGTCTCACTAGCAGTACCATTATTTACAGCATCTTCTAGTGTTTGTAGTGACTGTAGATAACTTTGAGAAGTAGAATGAAATTCTGTAAACCCATCTTTTGCCTTATCTGCCTCTTCGGTAAGTTTTGGTAAACTAGAATTAAAAGCTCGTGCTATATTAGGTATTTCACCTATTGCGCCAACCGCCGCGCCAGCTACTGCACCAATTGGCCCACCTAACATTGCACCAGTACTAGCCATTGATGCCACATTTCCTAGACTAGATACCGCCTGTTTTGCACCGGTATTTTCTTTGGGTATTAATTCTGAAATTTGTCCAGCAATTAATGGCGCAGCTATTCCAAGCATTGGGTTTGAAGCCATTTTGCCAGCTTTACCCAGTAAAGATCCAGCCTGTTGTTTCAAAGAACCAGTAAAGGTTGACATACTTTCTACATTACCAACATCTACACCTAGAATTTTCGCGTTAAAAGCCCCCGAAGCTCTCCCTTCGGCAAGAATATCTTTTTTTTGTTTTTTTAACCTTGCTTCTTCGGCTCCACTTTGCTTGACAGTACTAACGGCTTCGCCCATTAAATCTAATGGAAGTTCATTTGATCTTATTTTACTTATAGCAGAAGTAGCGGCTTTTTTTAAATTAGAAACAGATGCAATTTCTTTATCTATCTGTGAAAGTGCTTTAATATTACTAGTTAATTGCTTTATTCCAGTAGATGCCTCTTTGGTAGCTTCTGCGGCCTTTTTTTCTTCTTCAGATTTTTCTTTATTAGAAGATTTGATTAACTGTAACGCCATTAATAAATCAAGCCCGGCGCTAGCACCACCAGCAGCGCCAAATCCTCCACCATCATCAGCAAAATTTGGAATATAACCACGAGCATATCCCTTTTTGCGCATAGCTCGCATCTCGCTCGACATCGTGCCCTCATCCCTCTTATTAAAAACACCATACCCATCGGGATTATTTGCACTTGTTAATTGTCCATATTTTTTAACATAAATATCACCAGCTGGCGCGCCAGCACCAATTTCGCGCGCAATAGATGCATGTAGCGCATCTGCAAAATTAGGTATATAACCAGTTGCCGCAGTTTTAATTTTTGGCTCTAGTTTTTCTTTAATTTTGTTTTGTAATTGAACTAATAAACCAGAGTCATGTGTTAAAATTTTTGATGGTAAGTTATGAGCCGCATCTTTAGATTTTTTTGCTTCAGCTGCGCCATCAGAAGATAACTTTATCTTATCCATAAGAGACGGATAATCACCAAGCGGTGCATAATCAAAAGAACGTTGATCTTCTTGACTATCTTTTTCAAATTTTTTCTTAGAAATAACAGAAGCCGCCCCCAAAGCTTTTTCAAATATACTACCCTTCACAGAAGGGGTGAGTACACTATCCACTCCCAATTCGCCTGCAATACTACTATCTTTAGATAAAAATGTAGATGCAATTCTATCTGATAAATTCCTAAAAGGCGGTAAAAATAGGTCTTCTAGAATTTTATCAAAATCGCTTTCTTTTGAATTTAAAGGAAAAACAGATGCAGTTTTTAATTTAGCAGAAATGTTTCCATTTACATTTTTACTTTTTAACGCGCTAATATCATTTACCGACTGAGAAATTGGCAGAACCTCGCCACCCAAGTTCGGAAAAAATACTCCATATTTATTAGCGATACTAGGATCTAAAGTCGATAAATCAAGATTACCCAGATTTACTATTTTATTAGAGCCCCTTCCAGATACACTTATATCCTCTACGGAGGTTATTGGTTTTTCTCTTTTTGTCAGCGGTTCTGGCTGTTTTATTTTTAATATATCCTCTTCTGACAATATTCCAGAGTTGTTGCGGGACCAGTTTCTTAAATCTTTTGAGGGTTTATTCGCAAGTATTATTTTACCATTATCATCAATTAGATTAAATCTATTCCATTCAGATAGAGCCTGAACTCTTGAGCCCTCTCCAGCAAAATTAGGTACATATCCACTGGCATACATTGGTATAACAGCAGAATCTCCATTACGCCCATACCCAACTATCTCAGTCTCCTCACTATTCTTAATAAATTTTTTACCACCAATTGTCCCATCGCTCCACATTGCGCGTGGATTTTTTGCGCCAAGCATTTTTGCTTGTATCTCTTCACTTGCAAAGTCTGGAATATAACCTGCAGATTTTTTTGTTACTGGTACACCACCACCCATTCTCACACCACCACCATATAACTTTCCAGCAACCTCACCGGCCCACTTTGCCTGCATTTCCATCTGCGCTGTCTGTTTCTCTAGGAAGCTTAATAATATTTTTGCAGATGAGGTCGTGTCTTTTCCTGCAGCGTTAATTTTTGCTAAAACATCTGGCTCTTTTTGTAAAATCTCAAGAACACTTTTCTGTATATCTTCACGCTGTTTTGTTGCAGCATTTAAACCTAATAGTTCCTTAACACTACCAGACGAGAATTTAGCTAAATCGCCCAGTAACTTTATAACAACCCCACCAATTAATACCAATCCGGGACCGGCTAAAACCTGACCAATACCGTCAAGAATTCCCTTACCTAATTTAGCGCCGATGCTATTCGAATCTATATTATTTAAAGAATCTAATATATTATTCCCACCGCCAATAATTCTATCCATGCTTGGCCCAAAAACCTGCTTACCAGCGTTTGCAGCTAACTCTGTAGCGCTTTGTTTTAGTCTATTGATTTGAGCGGCATATGTTTCATTTAATTTTTCATTACGTTTTGTTGCTTCATCCGTTGAAGATATGGATGTTTTTAGAGCAGCGTTATATACAGAATTTTCTTTACCTAAATCTGCCAAAGCAGCTTTTAAAATGTTAATCTGGAAAACTCCACCAACCTTTTCGGCCACATTCGCCTGCTGACCTTGACTTAGGCTTCCGTAAACAGTAGCCAAATCTTTTAGCATGTCAATTGTAGACTTTAATTTTCCTTCGGAATCTTTTGTGCTAACACCAATACTCTCTAATAAGTCTTGTGTTTTTCCACGCTCAAGTCTTGTAAAGATTGTCTTAAACGAGTTACCAATTACACTACCGCCACGGGCTGTTGCCACCTGTGCAGATGTAACCAGCGCAATAAGCTCATCCAAGCTAACACCCGCTTGAGCGGCGGCACTACCAACACGACTAATAGCTTCTGGCAAATCTTTTGCACCAATAGCAAATGAGGAATCTACAGTTGCAAATTTATTAACAACCTCTGTGGCAGTTACAGCCTGACTTGTAAAAGAGTTTACTGCCGCAGTCAGTGCGCGAACACTTTCTGCAGCACCCATACCAGTAATACGAGAAAGCACAAGCGCATCATTGGTTCTTTTTAATGTTTCTTCTACGCCCAAGCCCTGACGAGAAAGATTCGTAGCCGCCTCAGCAACAACATCAAAGCTTTGGCCAGTATTTTTTGCAATGTCAAATAAGTTTTTACCAAACTTAGTCATCACCCCCTCAGATGCACCAAGAATAACCTGAATGCCATTCATGGCTTTTTGCACTTCTATAGTAGAATCAATCAGTGCATGGAAAGATTTCTCTAGAATGGAAATAGCGCCAGCACTAGCACCGAAAGCTATAACACGGGCATTTGCCGCATCAATTGATTTATTAAATTCGCTTAACTGCCCAGTAATTCTGCCCAGAGGCTGAGAATTAATATTAAGATTAATTGCGTAATTTTTACCAGTAAGCTGATTAATTTGCTGCTCGGCTGGTCTGGTATTCGCTGATACATTTACAATTGTTTCTAGTGGCATATCCTTTTTCCGAGTATGAGGGTTATACTCTATGATATTTACACTTTAGCTACCTTCTCGCGCATTCAGATATTCATGTTTTTGTAAAACACCACCCTTTTCTTCTGCTAGCTGTAATAGGCTCTTACCCTTGATTTTTTCTATTTTGACACCCATCTGCTTTAAGTCTTCTTTTGTTGCGCCTACAAAACTAGATACTGCATTATTTGATCCGGAAAAATTAGAGCTAGTTGTACTATTAGTTGTAGCATTATTAGTCTGTGAGTCATACCATAACACAAATTTCTCAGGATCTGAAAGAACATCATCTGAAATACTTCCACCTTGCTGCATTTCATTTTTAATTGCATTTTTAAAAACCTTACCATTAATAAGTAAATCTATTTGGTATTTTGTACACTGAGTTGCTGACTTGCCCCAAAAACTCATAACATCACATTCAGAAGTTACATACAACATATTTTGAAAAAATGTACATGCAGCCACTTTTTTTATACTATCTGGCGACAAGATAGCCATAGACGAGAAGAACCCCTCTCTTATGCTCTCTACTATGCTATCAGACAAATAGTAATATTCTTGACTATCAGTGAATAGCCTTTCGGTTAGATTACTATTTTTATAAGTTAAAGACAGAAGCATTTCATCGTATAGCCTCTCATTGGCGTACTTTTCTGCCGTATATCCAATTATTTCATTTCTTTCCTTCTCGAACGTTGAAAGAATATAAATATTTCTTTGTATCTCTTTATCTATCTGTTGCTTTTGTGATGGTAATAATAAGTTATTTCTTGTTATTTTAAGATTTTTAATATTATCATTTAACTGATTAAATCTCACTTCTTTTTGTTTAGTCCACCAACCATTTTTAAGGGCGTCTTCTATTTTTTCCTCTTCCGAGAGTAGGCCGCGCTTTTTTGCATCTTCAAATATTAAATAATACTTACCATAAATTTCAAAATGCTCGGCCTGTGTTGGGTGCTTAAAATAATAAGTTCTACCCTCTATGGCTTTCTGTGAAAGCCCGACAGCTATTTCTGTAAAAACATTTCCGTATTTTACGGTACTATTTTGCACATTTTATTATGCCTGCGCAGAAGTCTCTGGCGTAGCAGGCGCAACCGTAGCATCAGGTGTCACAACCGCATCTTCCTCTGGCTTAACTTCAGCATTCTCTTCTTTTTTACTTGAGGAGAACTCTTGATCAAGAGATACAAAGTCCTCGGTTTTTTCTGCTCTACCCAAGAACCACAGCGTAACTAAATATGTTAGACGCTGAACTGTAAAAGATAGTTCCTCATTATCAGAATCATTTATTTCATCATATTTATCTAGCTTGTCATAAAATGACTCTCCATCAAACACTGGAACATAACTACCGCTATTCTCTACGAATGATAGTTGAAGCATCCACCATAAAATGGTACGGTTACGAGCCTTAGCTTCTGCGGTATTTTCAAAAATATTAATTTGTTCAGACTCAAAAGATTGTATATTACGTTTGATTTCTTCTATCTTAACTAGAAGCTCCTCGATCCTCTTATTTTCATCTTCAGACCTAGAGCCATCGCTCTTAATCAGGATAGACTGTAACTCAAAACTATTTGTTCTATAATCTGCAAGAAGCTTTCCATAACTTTCTCTTTCTGAGTCGCTAATAGTACCCCCGCCATTTGAAAGAATGGTATTCCAAGCTGCACGTGGCAATACCCCGGCCTTAGCAAATCTAGAAGTTTCACTGGCGAAAAACAGTTCACCATCTTCTCTAATTTTCCTATTAGGTTTTAATATGGCATACTTTTTTGTTTGTGCTCCGGTTTTATCAGTTACCGAAAATTCGTAATACCATTTGTTTGTGTTTGTGCTACTCATGATTATTTATTATTTTCTTTATTTTTAAACGTAAAATCAAAATTATCTAACTGTTCCTCTAAATTTCTAACAGTATTATTCCCATAGTCAAGGATTCTTTTTCTAAGATACGCGAAATCTTCTTCTGATAACTTGTTATTATTAGCAAGATCTTCAGTTGTATACAGGAAGGATAAGTACAACTTCTTAACTTCACGCACAATAGCGGAAGTAACAAAACCATTGATATCAAATTCAGTCATAAACCTTTTTCCTTTATTTACCTTATTATACCAACTTATATTACACCCATAAAAAAATAATGGGCACCCGAAGGTGCCCACTACTTATTTATTATTGATCTATATCTTAGTAATTTGTATATGTTCCAGAGATAAAGATACCATGTACTGTATCTTCTGGGGCACCGATTTGCGCCTCAAATTCTGCTGTGAACTTCGCATTTGCACCAATAGAAGTTGTTACTTTCTGGTTTAGAAGCTTAGCTCCACGGAATTGATATAATAGGGCCGCAGCACCTGTTCCCTGACAGTTTGGCTTTCTGAACTGAAGATTCATAGTATAAACCCCAGTATCACAAAGGATATTTGCTAGATTGCCACCATATTGATCGCCATCATTCAAATCGCCAAGTTCTGCATCAATCGAGAAAGTTGCCTTAACTGGCCACTGAATTTCGCGTGTGAATGCAAACTTGTTACCAAGGCGACGAATTGGTTGACGCGATAAAGGCAGTGCCATCTTAAAGCCTTGAATCTTAAGATCTGCAATATTTACCCCAAGTGTTCCATTTACCGATAGGGATAGATCTCCAGGTTGTAATGCAGTTACCTGACTATTGTTATCACTTAGAGTAGACTGTGGTAGGACAAAAGGAATTCCATTTACTGGTATTCCATTAGTTGGATTAACTGCAGGAATATTATTTGTTCCATCTACAGAAGAGTATACGGCAACATTTAGAGCTTCCATATTTACCATTGCCTTTGGTATACTTCCAACATTCGCCTCTATATCATAAGATGTTAAGAAGGCATTTCCAAGCCCAATTACACCAGTTCTTGTATAAGAATAGTCTACAGCATCATGACCCTCGTCGGCAATCATTAAGAACATGTTTCTCTGATCGGTCTGTTTTGTTAGATACCCAGAAACACAGGAAAGTAATGGTTGATTTCCAGTCGAAACATTTAATCCAAGATAGTGTTCATTACTACCATCTGTTAGATAGTAAGAAAAACTGGACTTAACTGTTGGGGCCTCAAGCTCAATACGATCTATTGCCGCAAGGTTACCATATTGTTCAACATTTGTAAGATTTCTTGCAAAATCTTCATCAAAAGATTGTACACGTGTTAGCTGGCGAATATCTCCAGCGTTAGAGTGACTACCGCTAACAGCGTTATTCTGTCCAGCGTATAGGGATAAAACGTTATAAATGATGCGATTTCTTGACATAGTTTTGGAAGTTCTTTATTTAATTACATTAAAGGGGTCATTATAGACACTCTGAAAAGATTAAATTATTTATCATTATACACCAGTTGGATTGTATATTCTTGGATATCTTGCCTGCCATAGGTCGAAGTCAACCATCGCGGCGACAACTTTTAAGTTAATATGTTTATTCCTAATTTCATCTAATCTAGAAACAGTAACTCTGTCAATATATATTAAGTTGCTAGCATTTAAGCTTGCATCATTTGCCATTTGCACATACTCATAGCTTGTTCCTGATTTAAAATCTCCATAGTAATTATATGGTAATTTAGAAGGCTCAACTACAGGAAAAACCTTTCTCACGCTATCGGTCATTACAGATATGGCGCCATCTAATAAGTACATATTATCAGAAAGAATAATACATCTTACTGTTGTTTTGGTTTGTTCTTGACCACCCAAGGCATAAGGCACATTTTGGTAAGCAGTATTTTTAATAAATATACAAGGAAATGGCTGGTCATCACCATTTAAACCACCGGTAATATTTCTAAATTTAGACTGCAAAGCATGTGCGTTTTCAAATAATAAAGTTTCCTCTCTTTCGTCTGTATAGTAAAGATTAAAGTCTTTTTTAGAATACTGAGTAGTGACCAAATTTGGTTTTACATTACTTGGCAATAAAACCTGTCCTTTATTAAAATTTAATATAACACCACTATCCCTAGTGAGTAAGTTACCATCACAATAAACACCGCTTGGAACTACGGCATTTGCAATATTACTATCTGAAATCCACTGTCTGAATGGCGAGCTATAAACATTATATCCCGCACAAGTAGGGTCATTAACTGGAAATAATTGCCCACTGGTATTAACAAACCCCTGACCAACATGCGCTAACTCATGGTCTAGCCACAAATAAAAACTTGACATTAAATTAGTTGTATATGATGGATTCATTCTATTCCCTTAAGTTTGTTTTTAAATTTTTCTAGCATTGTACCAAAATATTTTACAGGCATAAACGTATTTGTAGTAACATTTTTTTCTAATTGCATTCCAGTACCACTTCTTGAATTTTTAAATTGACCGTATAAATATTGCCCCAATCCAGATATAGCGCGTTCTATATCATATAACCAACTACGTCCTGTTTCCCAAGGCATTTTGCTTGCATTTTCTAGTTCACCTTGATCTGGCATGTTTACTTTAAACTGAAATCCCGAACCAAATCTCCTGCCCTTTGAAGATGAAAATTCTATTCCCTGTAATAGCTCTTTTATAGGGGTAATTGGATCAGTGCCATCATTAAATCCTATAAATGAAAATAAATTTCCTCTACCACCCAAAGTACCAGACTCATTTGATGCATCAGGCCCGGCTTGAATCTCTTTTGTTACAGGATGATTCTCAAACTCTTGTATTAATTGCTGCTTGCTTTTTTCAAAAATTTCTTCAGCAACAATACGGACTTCTTTTTCTAGGCCCGGATTATTTAATATTTCCAAGCGTATTTGTTCCAAACTACTACCCATATTACTCTCCCTCCCTTAAATATATATGATAGAAATCTCCAGTAAATAAACCGTGAACTTCACTACTACCAATCCAATTTACTGCTCTCCCGTCTACTTCAATTCTTTGTCCACGCGCGCCACTTATAAATGCAAGCGCATCTGCCTTTACCTTTAAACGGCAATAGTTTCCGAAAATAGTAGGGCGAATATCTCTAGCATCATTAATTTTATAAGCATGTTCCCACTTTATTGTGGCTGGAAATACGCCGCTTACTGGAGTATATACTACCGTGTCATCAGTTTGCTGCGAGTATAAAAAATTGTATTCTGGCTGGCTAGATATAAGAACTGCCTGTGGGTGCTGAAAAACTACAATATTGCGCGAGAAAGTATCATGTATGTCATAAAATGGCTTACTGTAAGCTGTTTTCTGCGCGTTATTGAAATAGTTCATTAGTATAAGAAATTATCATTAGTTATACCGCGATCCTCTGAAGTGGCAATATAATTACTAATACCAATTGTATCATCTCCTGCGATTTGTTGTGGTATAGCCCCATACTTCAAGTACATCTTTACTGCCTTATCAAGAGTCTCTTTAGCGTCTTTGGCGAGCCCTCTTAAATTTTTACTAACTTCATTATAGTTAATTCTGGTAATTTTACTATCACCTTCTTGTAGATTAATCCAGTCCTGACCAACAGTCATAATACTAGTTGCAGTATATCTAGATAACCTATAATAATAGTTATATTCAAATAGTAGCTTGAAGATACCAAGCTCATTTCCACTAACTGTAGGAACAATTCCGAATCCGGTCATATTTCCAGATCCGTCATAAAATGCGGCAGGTTTATAACAAGTACCTATTAAGTTATTTAGTTGACCAACATTTGACTGATCTAGAAACCAACCACTTATTCTTGCGGGCGAATAGTCGGCTGGCTGGTCTAGCTCTGTATAAATATTATTGACGAAATTATCGAAGTCGCTCACATAATAATTTACACTGATTTGGTAAACTTACGCGCCTTCTCTCAGAATCTTTCTAACTTTTTCATCAATATCTTCTATCTTTTTTGCTCCCTTAATATTACCTTGCGGCATCATTCTGGAACTCCATCTCTCAAACTCTTGAACAAGGCGGCCAACCAAAACCCGACGATCCTCAATTGGAATAAGCCCAACCTTAAGAGCATGTGACTGTAAATCAGTCTGATTCATTTCAGCTATTTGCTGCTTATACTCTTCAACATTTGAGGTCTTATATACTGAGATATTTTCTCCTAAGATCTGGTCTAGCGATCCATATAAGTGTTCGGGCGGGTTTCCCTGTGCCTTGCCATCAAGTTGAGCCGATGCTTCTAGAGTAACAGTTGTCTTCTTTTTGTTTGCCATACTTATTATAAACGTGAAAGGTATATAATTAAAATTTTATTTAATAAATACAAAAGAAAAACCCCTCTGTTTCCAGAGGGGGTTTCTTGATTAACTTTTCGTTAGTATTAGACTAGTAGTCCGACAACTGCACGAGCATCAGTTACTACGCGGCCCTCTTCAACATAACTGTAGAAGCCGACCTTCTGACTGCGAGCTAGGAACTGGTCATCAGGAAGAACCTTGACCTGTCCACGGCTCTCGCTCTGGATAGCGACTGGGCGTAGGAATGCATTACGTGTGGAATCGATACCGACGATTAGATCGTCACTACCACTGGAGAATGCTCCACTCTGGCTACCAGCGTAGTCTGTGAAGGACTTGCTACTGAAAGCACCGAATAGGTCATTGTACTTGCGGCTTGTTCCAAGCTCTAGTAGCTCGTGAATTGTTACACCGAAGATCTCCTGTGTTCCTGCTCCGCGATAGATTTCCTCACGAACTGCGTCAGGAAGACCGATTGCTGTTGCAGCATAACCAGCACTACTTGTTCCGTTTAGGGAACCAGCGCGTGTGTTCATTGGCTGATAAGCAAACCCACGGATCTGCTCCTTGATCTCTGGACTGACGAAGATGTCAGTTAGACCACGGAACTGTAGGTTACTTGGAGTACCACCTGTGTAAGCGGCATTGATTCTACGGATTAGAGTCCATAGCTTGTTCATGTCGTCTAGCTGGAACACACCGTTGGTCTGAACACGCTGAACGTGATCCTTACCGAAGGTCTGTGCTTCTGCTAGTGCCTTTAGAACAACTGCCCATGCATTACGCTCTTGCTTAACAAGAAGCTCGTTAGCCATACGCTCTAGACCGGCAGCAACAACGTCAAGACGTGCGCGGCGGACATAACGCTTCTCCATGGAGATAGCACTATCTAGGCGATATGTGTTAACCTTCATCTCGTTCATTCCCTGAACGAAACTACTTGGTAGTCCACCACCGACTGTCTGGCTCCATACGGAGATAGTTCCCTCGGTCTGACCATAGTATAGGTCAAGTGGGATGGAAGGCTGATCGTCTTCGTCGAACTCGATATCACGATATACTAGACCTGCTGTGGAGGCCTGTAGTAATACCTGAAGAACTACGTCACTGATGAATGCAGCGAAAGCCTCTTGTGCCTGCATTGCAACGGTCTTATTTTCCGATGCAAGGGCCTTGATTAGCTCGATCTGCTCTGGGTTTTTTTCGAATTGAATTTTCATGTTATTAAAAATTGTTATTGGTTAGATTATAGCTCGATCTTTAGTAGAGCGTGTCCATAGGCATTTTTAGGGCCTAGGAACTTGCCTACGCAAGTGGATGCATTGTAAGCGACAACCTTAACTCCGCCGTCTCCAGCGTCAGAAACTGCTGCGCCACTTCCGTAACCAGGGGTACCTGCGATACCACTGTATAGTACGATACCACGAGTTAGAACAGGAACAGCCTGTCCAGTGATAACAACGTCCATTTCTGCAGCCTTACGAGGGTGTAGAACTAGGCGCTCACCGTTTTCGTCGAATGTACGGAAGTCTTTTAGGGTTGCTCCGATAACGGCAGCCTTTGCTGTTCCCGATGGGGCAGCAACGGCGTTCCAAGGAACGGAGATTACGGCAGATACAGTATTCCCGAATGGGGAAAGCTGTCCGATTGTGCTAGCGTCAGAAAGGTTTACACCGGCATCCGCTGCTGTGACGAACGTTCCGCGAGGAAGGTCGCCAGTAACAGTGAACAGGTTGATAACCTCATGTTCGCTATGATCATTGTATGGTCTTAGTGTTGGCATATGATTGTTTAGTTAAATTTGTTTTAGATAAAGATTATCTTTTAATCCTTACACTTGATTTATTGAAAGCGGCACTAATTTTTTCCATTAGTGATAGGTCATTTGGAGCCGCAGCATTTGGGATTAGAGGAGTTTCTTCTACAGCCGCATCAACAACCTGCTCGATTGTCTTTGGTAGCTTGATCTCAACCTCTTGCTTGCGAGAAGCATCGTTTGTCTTTAGAACACTGTGAGAATAGTCCTCAACCTTTAGCTTTTCTCCGGCTGGAGTTGGAACTCCGGCCATTGCAGACTCGTCATCGGCCTCGGCCTCTTCCTCTTCCTTATCGTCTTTCTTTTCAGACTTCTCTTCTTTCTCGTCATCTTTCTTCTTGTCGTCTTTCTTCTTGTCGTCTTTCTTGGAGCTAAAAGATGTTCCACCAGACATTCCGGTATCATCAACATCAGCTTCTCTCTCCATTCCGTCCTTTGGCTCATCTTTCTTTACTGCCTTTTTCTTCGCTTCCGCTAATGTGGCAAACTTATTGTACCACTTTTCAAAACTCTCTTCATCAGCAATCGCCTGTAGATCTTCAGCTACGATAGTGCGATCTGCATCAGTTAGATTAAATTCGTCATCAATTAGGGACATTCTACGCTGGAATGTTGCCTCGATCTCTTGCTTGCGGATATTCTCCTGAACCTCTGCGAAATCGGCCTTAACCTTTTCGCTGTCTGCCTTGATTGCTTCAAGGTCTGTCTTTAGACTTGCTAGTTCTTCTTGGGCAACCTTAAGAGCGTTTTCTTTCTCTTCGGCCTTTGCTGTCCAATCTTTTGCTAGCTCAGTGATTTTGTTGGAAATGAACTCACGAACCGCACTTGCGGAAACTTCCTTCATTACATCGTCAGTAATATCTTCGATCTGATTGATTTGCATAATGTTTTTTACATCTTTAATTTCCGAAGAGACACTTTTTTTATTCATTTCATTGTCTTCTTTTTCATTTTTAGTGTCCTCTTTTTTGTCATGGGTAATTGCTACACCCTTAACTTCGGCAGCAGGATTATTAGTAAATCCAATTCCTAATGGTAAAATGTTACCCTGTAAATTTAAGAAAATTTGTTTTCCAGATATTGTAGAAATACCACTCCCACCAAATACCTTTAGATCATCTTTGTGTTTTAGTATTTCTTCTTCGTCCTCTATAATTGTGGCCTCATTCAGGTTCTTGCTGCCCTCGGCAATATTGAACTCGTTAAACCCAAGCTCCCAGCTTGCACTAACGGATAGGTAATCGGAAGAACTTGGATCGCTGCTGCTTACAAGCTCTTCTGCAAATTCTGGGTTAGCTATTTTCCAAACAAAACCAGAAAGAACAACATTAAATGGGGTATCGCTAGCTTTTACCTCTTCAAGTGTTAGTGGCTTACTAGAACCAAACTCGCTAAAACCATAACCAGTACAAAATCCAACTATTGTTTTACGGTTGTGCTCAATATTAAAAGGCTTATTGACAAAATTACTTACCATTGCAAGGGCATTATCAGTTCCAATCATGTGACCATTCTTATTACCACGATTTACAACAAATGCATCAAAGGCAACCCCCAATAGATCTTTATTAACATCTAGATCAACATGGTTTGGTAAAAAATCTTTTAACTGATTAATAGAGGCTGTTGCCAGATACTTATCTTCTTCTTTTGCAACTTTAGCCTGAACTATAATGCCATCAAAACGAGCATGATACTTAAATTTATCCATGTTAAATTTTACACCCTCATTAGATATTGGGGCAATATTTTTTAATGCACGATTTACAATAACCTTATTGTCTTCGCTCTTTATTAGCTCAAAAGCGCAAATATTAACATTCTTTCCGGGGCTGTATTCTAAATTGTTAAGATCAAAACCGGGCGCTTGAGAGTCTTCGATAATCATATTATTATAGTAATATAATTATACACAGAAAACAAATTAATTTACACAGGAAAGAACTAATGCGGCCTCTGCATCTCGCCTTGCTAATAAACCATCAAGACCCTTGCCCTTCCAAACCCTTTTCATCTTTTGAAATTCTATAGCTATACTTCTATAGTCTTTTTTAACTACCAAATCTTTAATCTCTCTCATTTCCCTACGACTATCGCCCACCAAACTAGTCCCGCGATTAAATACCAAGGAAACAATAGCACCATACGCATTATCGCATAACTGATCCAAATTGGGAAAAGCTCTCTCAGCAAGTCTTGCAAACTTGGGCCAAGTATATTTATCAAAGATTTCAATTGCCTGTTTCCATGTTACTTTTATGTTTAAATTTTTTACAGACTGTGTATATTCTTTTCCAGCCTGACCAGTTTTTCCACTGGCACCCTGTACTGCTTTAAGTTGGTCAGAAGGTAAAAAGCTAAAAATCTGCTGTAGTTCATTAGGTGTATAGTATCCACAATCTATACCTATAGCTAATGTCATGCCACTTGCGCCACCGGGCCATGTTGGGCCACTTAAATACTTTTCGTAATAAGATTGGCCGCCACCAACCTCATACTCAAGAATTAAAGATAGTGCTTTTGCAGATGGGTTTTTCATACGTCTACCTCGGATATATTATAGTCATCTTCTTTGGCATTATTACTTAATATACTCTCGTTTAAATTAACATTTTTATTCTCGGTAGTGCTCTGCGCAGTTCCCTCAACACTTGCACTAGATGAGCTATTATACCTTAAATCTACCAGCCCCTGCGCACCCAAATAAACAGAGATAACTAGTGCAATTTGTTCCATTATCTTTGTGAAAATTGTTGCATAAGTTGTTATTACTATATCATGATCTTTGGGGATAAAAAACAGTATACCAACTGCTACAAAAAACATACTAACAATAATTAGTAAAGAAGTCATTATAATAAAAAACTTCTTGGAGGCAAGATGATTCGTATCTTCCATTTGCTTTTCTAAGCGTGGGGGCGTATCTGGCGGTGCCTTACCATTAGTAAGGAATGCCGCAGCTGTCTGCGCTATTTTGATAACGCCATCTAACATAAAATTAAATTATTGTTCCCAAAATAAAACCAAAAATGAAACCTAATGCAAACGCAGCTTTAACTGGATTAGATTTTATCCAAGAACTTAAGTTAGCAATTATTGATGTTAGTTTATTCATATTATAAAAATTTTGGAGCAGATACTCTTATATAAATAAATGTACCAATTACTAGTAGTAATCCTACTATTATAATATCTTTCCACAATCCAGATAATCTTAGCTTATAAACTTCTTTCTGATAATAGTTAAGATCCTTAACCATTTTATCTGACATTTCTTTTTGCTTTGTTAGCTCCATGTTATTATCATTTAACTGCTTATCTTTAATTTTATTGTCTTCTTCTAGCTGCTTCTTAATTGCGCTATCTTGTAATAATTGATCGTAATCTTTAGATCCAACGACCACAACCTTATCATTTTTATACTGATCGGGAACAATAACAACACGAGTTCTATCGGCTTTTTCGCCATTCTTTACAACTTGACCGGCTTCATAAACGGCATTGATTTTGATTGGGTGTTTCGGCGGCTTAATAAAACGCGTTGCCTCATTAGAATAAAATTGCGCTAAATCTATCCTTGCTTTAGAAATTGAATCATTTGTTGCGTAAACGTTTTGACTAACAGCCTCAGACTGCTTTTCTGTATAAACAGTGCAGCCACTGAAAAAGAATAATAAAGAAAAAAATAGTAACACGCTTGCTCTCATATTATTTATTACACCGCACTATAATATTTGTCTTAATTATAAAATTTAATTAAATTAATATTTAGCCGCAAACCAGCTATTGCAAAGAACAGCTGTTTGTAAAGGTCTATTTAGTGTTAAGCCTGTACAGCAAGAGCTTTCTCCTTCAGTTAGGCATCCCAGCATTACACTATCATTTAAGACATGAGTGCCAAGCTGTATACTTATTAAATAAGATATAGTAAAAACACTACCTATTGATATGCTAAAATTATTATTATTTGAATTAGTATAGTTTCCACTGGCATATACACACGTTGCTGTACCATCCCCATTCGCCCGCCAAACACTAAGGCCATCTATTTGATGAAAATTGGGGTCACTTTCATATCTTATACCATCGGCAATAATAGAGTCATAAGAAAGAATGGCTGCCGCACTCATTGGGCAGTTATCCCAATCAAAACGTATCATATATTTATAATTTGATAATCCATTCACCCAGCCAACGAATCCAGCATTTATTAATGGTAAGGAATTATCAGAATAAACTTTTCCAGATCCCTTTATTGATTTTATAACCCCCAATCCAGAAGAGGTAACGATTCTACCAAAATAATGGTTTGTTCTGCTTGTACACAGCCCAGTATTAGGGTCTATAAACATGCAACCATAATGGTCTTCACTGCAGGCTAGGGCATCTTGACATGTACCCCTGCAATACCCTAAAGCGTCTCTAGTAATACTACTCGCGTCTGAATTACAACCACAGCCGTAATCATCTGTACATCCGCATATTCCATAGTAGCAATCGGTATTACAGTTGCCCCCGCAGTTACCACAAGTATCTCCAGCAATACTACTCCCATCTGAATTACATCCACAGCCGTAATAATCAGAACATCCGCAAATTCCATACTGACAAGAACCAGCCCCACAACTACCATAACAATTCCCACAATCATCAATAGTGCAAGTACAGTTCCCAGAACAATCTCTACAATAATCAGGGCTAATACTACTCCCGTCTGAATTACATCCGCAGCCGTAATCATTTGAACATCCGCATATTCCATCCTGACAAGAACCAGCCCCACAATTACCACCACAATTCCCACAATCATCAATAGTGCAAGTACAGTTCCCAGAACAATCTCTACAATAATCAGGGCTAATACTATTTCCATTCGAATTACATCCACATCCGTAATCATCTGAACATCCGCAAATTCCGTAGTAACAATAAGAGGCATAACAACCAGTGCCTACTGTTACGCAATTGTCACAAGTGTCATATTCAGTATTACAACCACAAGAATTACTACAAATACAATCACCATTACAATCATGACATTCGTCTATCTTACCATGACAGCAGCCATTATAATTACCAAGATTATCATACATGTTACCATAACCACAATTCCAACAGTCATCAAAAAACAGCGGGCCATTTATGTCCCAACCACATGAGTATGTACCATCGCCACAACATGTTAGACTATCTCTGGTAACACTTAAATAAATACAACTTGTACCATTAGAGTCTATAAAGACACTATCGCCGGTATAGTATATATTTCCCGCGCAGTCAAGAAAAATGCACTCACTATTACCAAAAGAATTACTATCGTAATTAATAGCCCTATCATCATAACAGTCCGTATACCAGCAACTATTGCAACCGTCATGATAGTTTCTTGCGTTCCTGTCCTCACAACTATATCCACAAGATTCATCATCTACATTTGCGCAACTGTTATAGTTATAACATGCATCTTGATATGTACATCCGTATGTTGGCCCGCAGCTACCGCAGTTGTCACAGCCATTTGCGCACACATTAGATTCGTTTGCAGTTATAATACCATGTGTTGGAAATACACCATTTTGATCGGTCAGTAAAGTCACACCGCCAGGATGTGGTCTTGCTAAGTTGTAACATATTAAATATCCTGCAACATTTTGAGCGGAAACATTTATATCACCACACTGACCCCCAATTAGTGTAACATTTCCCCCGTTTGATGGGTTTATAGAATAGGAAACATCATTTGTAAGAACAGAATTTACTATACTCCCAGCAACGCAATCTATTAAAGTTATACTTCCTACCGCAGTGTTATTACTTGATGGGTTACAATTAATTGCACCTAAATTAACACTACTATCACTGGTAATATTTATATCACCAATTGTATTAAAATCATAAGCATCATTTGAAATACCACCTATAAAACTTGCTCCACTACCTGCTCCACGTACCGCTATTCTAGAAGGCCATTCTCTATAATTTCTAGCCAGACTCGAAAAATCGTTATAAGAATTAACAACTATTCCAGCAAAACCCCCAACTCCAAAATCTAAAATATAATATCCACCGGTTCCACCGTAACCTGTATATGCCAATTCGAAAGCCGCTTGTGCAGTAGCTAATGGGTTATCGATGGTTCCATCTCCATTATTATCATCGCCATTCGTTCTTACATAAATTGGCACACCACTGCACATAATTCCACTTGAACGAACACCGTGAGAATAACAAGCACCATCTGAACCAGTACCAAAAAAATCAGTATTCAATATACCGCTTTTAAAATAATTACCATTAAATGGCCCACTAAAAGACTGATTACCACTACCAGAGTTAAATTTCCATAATGTTTTTGTATTTAAATCAGTAGTACTACCAGAAAAGGTAATATCAAAAAATCCTCCAGTATAATATTTAGGAATCGGGCTAGACCCTGTACTAAAAGCACCAGATCCTCCAGAATTTAAAGGAGTAGAAAAGCCGCCAGTAAAATATGTACCCTTATTACCAGAATTTGGTAAATAAATAGGTATATACTGCGCACCAGTCCATGCAGTCGCATCTGCACTATTATATGGCCACCAGCCGTACCCGCCAGAAGATAGCGGTGATGACATGAGGTTCTTGATATTAGCATTATTGCTACTATTAGATTTTACTAAATAATTATTTAAACCGGAAAAATATTGTCCCGATGCTAGCCATCCAGTGCTACCCACAGACAGATCTGGTATTTGTAGCACAAATTTACCTGACGCTACCTGTCCAGTACCCATCGGCCCATAAGTAGACACGAAATTATTGTAGCTAGAATTGCTCAGAGCATCTTTTTCAAATATTATATAATATCCAGTTGGCTGAGGATTAAGCCCCGTAAAAGCACCAGAAAAAGTTCTTTTGGCAGAAGACAGGCTAAGACCGTTATTAGAATCTAGTCCCGTCGTAGATATATATTGAATATTAATTGCCATATATTAATTTTATTTTCCTTATGCCGTCGATACTATAAATTACACAGCTTTGGCAATTTCTGAATTATTTTAAAATAAAGTAAATTAACTATTCAAAGTATCACATTATACTAGCATATTCCAGTACCATAGTTATGTGGATATGAAGTACTGTTCGCAGAAGTAATTTGAGATGAAGACCCGTCATTCCATATTATAGCACTATCGTTTAGTTTATTGTATGCACTAATTGTAAACGTAACACATGAATCTCCAGTAAAACCCGACCATATTGTACCACTATTACTTGGTGGCGGCCAAACCAAATTGGCACCATAATATATAGCAGATCCAGTGGCAGATCCAACAAATACTGAGTTAATTGCGCTTGATATCATTATCCTACGATTAAGTATACCGTGTTAGCGTTTGGAACTATACCATTAAATTGCGCCTGACTTAGTGTTATTATTGAAGTCACACTAGAATTTCCTGTAATAATATTGCCACCATTCATCACACCAGTACCACTGACAGTTATATTACTAGATAACGTAAGCGCATTACTAAAAGTTTTTAAACCCGATATATTCTGATCACCAGTATTATAAAGGATTCCACTTGGAAGTGCCGCCGCCTGTCCGCTCAATAAAACTCCCGTACCATTTACAGTTGGTAAGGTAATAAAAGATGCACCAGAAGAAGGCACGTAACCACTTGGATTTGTATTTGGATATAGAGCAGATAGTGAGGATGTTAATCCTAAAATTTTACCCTGCTGAATGGCGGCGTTAGCGTCGACATCGCTATCAAAAATTCCAGTAGCAGGAGATTGCATTATTCCATTAATAACTTTAACCACTCCGTTTCCAGCTACCGATGGTAGCGTGGTATGAACGTGAGATGGACGATAACTATCAAAATAAAAAGTTATTGTTCTAGATGGGTTTGTATATTTAGAAGCAAATAGTTGAATATAAATTCGTTCGTTTGATGCGATACCAGTTTGTGGTACTGTTACATTTAATATATACTGAGCCGTCGTAGTAGTATCGTATAGGTAAATCTCATCGCTTGATCCAAGTATTCTATAGCCAGAAGTAACTGGATTATATATATTAACCACTACCTTCATTGCAGTTTGTGTAGCACTTGTACTACTTGTGTCCGCCCAGATATTAAAGTCCCAAAGTCCAGCGGGAATATTTGTAACACCGGGATTTCCACTAGCAGTTACAAAACTAGCAACTAATATATCTTTACCCTGTGGAGCAAGGTCTGGACTCGTAAAACTTCCACTACCCACGCCATACTGAGTTCCTAGTAAAGAAACAGGAGTTAATCCGGTAGCTGGTAATCCGCCAGATGGAGATATGCCGCTGCTATTACCAAAATCAAAATAATAAACCAACCCACCGCCACCATTCCCACCAGCTGCAACCGCACCCGGTACCCAAGCTGAACCATTCCATTGTAATGTCTGACCATTACTCGGTGCTTGCGCGCTTAATGGATTACCTTGAATCTTATATATAGCTGGAGACAGTAAATTACCAGTTAGGTCGCCACCAGTAATAGTATAGTTTGAAATACTACCACCAGTAATATAGCCGCTAGGGTTATTAGCCGCATAGAAACCGCCAGTTTGCGCCGTTGTTATAAACGATCCTGTATTTGCATTTAGAGTATATGCGCTAAGATTGACACCAGTAATATAGCCGCTCGGATTATTAGCGGCATAGAAAGCACCAGTTTGCGCCGTTGTTATAAACGATCCTGTATTTGCATTTAGAGTATATGCGCTAAGATTGACACCAGTAATATAGCCGCTAGGGTTATTTGATGGGTAATATACTCCAGATAGTCCGCCGCCATATACGGCATATCCATTCAAGAATAATTCGCCGCTATTTATATACTGATTTCCTGATCCTACAGTAATATCTGCACCACTAAAAGTTAACGATCTTGTTCCTGTTATCTGTATACCACCAAATGTACCAGTTCCATTTACATAAAGATTACCATTAACATTACTTGTTATAAAACCATTTGGGTTACTGGCTGCATAGAAAGCACCCGTTTGAGAAGCAGTAACAAAATTACTAGGATTGTCAGTAGTATAAAATATTCCAGTTTGAGAGGTTGTTATAAAATTACCTGTCTGACTTTTTAATGCAAAACCTGTCATCTGTCCGGTTGTAACAAACCCACTAGGATTATTACTTGGATAGGAATTACCACTAGTCAAAAATATACCAGTGGAGCTTTTACTTACAAAACCACTCGTAACGAATCCTGTAGTTGCATATGGCGAAAGATTTACGCTTCGAATAAATCCGCTCGGGTTATCTGCTGTATAAAATACTCCGGTTTGACCACTAGTAATAAAACCACTAGGGTTATCATTTCTAGGATAGAAAGCTCCAGTTTGGGATGGTAATATAAACCCACTAGGATTGCCGCTTCTAGGGTAGAATGCCCCAGTTTGAGAGGAAAGCAAGAAGCCACTAGGGTTACCCGTTCTAGGATAAAAAGCACCAGTCTGTGACGAGGTAATAAATCCACTTGGGTTACCGCTTCTGGGGTAGAACGCACCAGTTTGAGAAGAGTTTATAAAACCACTAGGATTACCGCTTATAGGGTAAAAATTTCCTGTTTGTGACACTAGTAAATAATTACCAGTTAAAGCACCACTTAAAGAAGCTATAGAAGAAGATAGTCCAGAACCAGTTAAAACTAAATTTTGTGCCAGAGCATAGGCAGAAAGGTTAACACCAGTAATAAAACCGCTGGGATTATTAGAAGAATAAAAAGAACCAGTTTGTGCGGTAGTTATATATGCAGATAAGTCAGTACCAGTTAATACAGGATTACCACTAATTAAAAGCTGACCAACAAAATTTTTACTCCCACTAATATTTTGGTCACCGGTAGTATATAAAGAGTTTGGCAATATAGGTGTTCCAGTGTAACTTATAATTAATGACTGGTTATCTCCAGAAATACTAACCTGCACACCACTAACTCCTGTTAAATTTAATATACCCTGCAGGCCATCAAGAGTAGTAACTCCAGAAAGCTGGCTCACCACGCCTTCAATAAACTGCGTTAATTGTCCGCTAACACTAATTGGTAGAAAATAACCACTACCATACTGAGCAATCAAATCTGCTATATCTGGCGCTAATTGTGTTTTTCTTATAAGACTAATTGCCATATTATTTTATTTAATTGTTAATCTGACTGTGCATTAATAGTATTGCTGTTTTAGTATCAACGCCATGTTGCTCGGAAATTTCCTGTACTTCGCTTAATTTTTCACTAAGCTGTACGGGCTGGGTAACATATGTTGCTATGCTTTCCAGCCATTTATCTGGCTGCTCATTAATGGCAATAGTTTCAGCTATTTCTTTAACTATTTCTTTCTGCTCTTTACCAAGCTTTTTCTTTTTGAATTTTTCCTTTAGATAGTTTTCAATACTGCCCTCTAATAGGTCAAACCTTGCCATATTATTAGCAACATCTTGTGCGCTAATTTTCCTTCCAATTTTTCCAACGTTATTAATAGATTTAGGTGTCCCACCGCCCGGTGGTCTTCCTGTCATTCCGCCACCGCCAGCAGTTTTTTGTTGCGCTGGTTTACCCTGCTTATCTTTTTCATCTCCTGTGGGAGGTACAACTAGATTAGGATTATTTAGTAGCGGTTGATATAAACCTTCATTATGGTACTCATGAAGCTTCTTCTGGTTTTCAATGCTTTCCTCTGGCAGTGGTAATCTTCCAGTCTCAAGCGCAGTAATCCCCTCTTCTGGGGTAAGTACACCAATTTCCAATAGTCTGGAATAAATTCTAGACAGGTTAGGATCATCTCTGAAGTCCGCCTGTTTAAATCTCGGCTGAGGAATTGATTTAAAACCTAATTGCTCACCAATATACTTCATTTCTGGCAGTAGAAAATCATTAAAGAAGACCTCCCTTGCATGCTTTAATCTGGCTAAAAACATTTCAACTTTAGTAGAAGAATTAGCATATTTTTCATCTCCCACAAGTATATTATTCAAGCCATTTTTGATATCTTCATTAACAATTTGATATTTTTTGGGATCAAGAATCTTATCAATTTCAGGGATAACAAATTTGGCTTGGGTTGTATAATCAGTAACAAGAATACGGCCAACACTCTCATTTTGAAAAATGTTTCTTAAATTAGTAATTTGTTTGGCGGTTGGCATTCCAACCTCGTCATTACCCATGGTTACTAATAGGATAGCTTGTTGAACTGTACGGCTAATTGCCATATCAATATTTTTTAGTTCTTGCTTCCAGTTAATGTCCTGAAGAACAGGAAAGCCCATAGGAACACCAAATGGTTCATATGGTTGTTTTTTATAGAAAATAGCCTTCACGCGATCTGGATCTAAATAGAAAACTAAATATGTCTGTGATTGGGCAGTTTTTACAGTTTCTTGTAGCTGACCAAACTCTTGTATTCTTTTTGCAAGATCTTTTTCTTCATCGGTTTTTGGATTGGTTAAAACCTGCATTTCAAAGTCATTGAGAACTTTAACGTAACGAGGAGATATAAAAGAGGCAGAGCCAATAGACTGAATATCAGCTGGGTTTAATATAATATATCTAATTGGAACCTCCCTATTACCAGCAGCAGTTACAACGTCAGTAATTGCAGCCATATCCTCCCTTTTAAAGATTGCATTTAGCTTGTAAACAAAAACATTCCCACTTCTGTAGTATTCACGATAAAACTCATCTTGTAATCTCCAAAGATTTACTCTATTAGCCCATGCCTCGAAAAACTTTCTGGACTGCGCATTTCCACCAGTAAAGTAAATTGGAGAGCAACTAAACTCGGTCATTAGATCAATTGTATTACGAAACACTGAAAAATTGTAATAACATTTTTGGCAAAGAATAATAGCATCTCTAATTGATATATTTGAAGTATATTTACCTCTAGATGCACTATAAATAAAAGGAACTACACCGCCCTCAATATTTGAGTATCTTTCAGATCGGGTTATAGTGGCAGTTCTGTTTCTGCGCGCAGGGGCGCCATACCCCCCATAGTCAAGCGAGTCATCATCATATGAATTAGCTCCGCCCATATCACCATATCCAGCAGCAACAACCTCAGACTGCGAATCTAATTTAACAGACCCCTCGATAAGACTAGGTGAAACAAAAGAAGTATTTTTTTTCTTTTTTTCCTTGGTTACCTTTGCCTTTATCTCTGAAGCCTCCTGACTTTTACCTTTTTGTGTCATATGATATTATAAATGTTAATTACACTTAAATCTGTTTTAAATCAACACGGCAACAAATTCTGTGTTTTTTTTCTTAAAATTATCTGGAGCCATAATATCAAAATAACATTTAACTGCCCAGTTTCCCAACATTAAAGTTGTATAATTATCCTTTCTGGCGCGGTTTACGCTAGTAGATTTTCTTAGGTGAGAAGGCAAGTCAAAGCTCTGCGTTCCTCTGGACGTACTAGTGACCTCAACGTTGGCGCACTGGTCTTTAGTATCTTTAATAATAAAATCCTGTTGTTCGATAAAGTCACGAACAGTAAGCTTTTTGGTTTCATACTCATTATCTGCCCGATCACCGATACCTTTAGGGTAAACATAATCCATAGGGAGATTCATAGTAAACATATTCTCAAGAATGTCTGGATGGTTACTAGCCCTAGACGCAAACCAAATCTTTTTATGGTCAATACAGGTCTGTAAATATGAGTTAGCTCTACCCAAGAATGCAGAGGTGAAATACTGCTTAATACAAATAGTACCTAAATCTGTATTATACTGCTTAGCGCACTCTTTCAACATATTCATGTAGTCCTCGTTTTCCTTATCTGAATCAAAATCAATAAAGCCAATCTTTTTATTCATTCCCTTGAAGAACTCGGAGTTATTAACAGCATCCATGAAAGTATCGGCACCAGCATGGTCAATAATCATAAAAGCTATATTAAAATTCTTAAATATATAATACATATACTTAATATGATCCTGTAGGGACGCACCTGCAACTTGGTAACCATGAACCAGAACGCCTTGTTTCTTTTCTTCGTCAAGCTCGATAACACTCATGGCAAAATAGTCAGCACTACGAGAAGATGAGAAGTTAGGGTCAACTGCTAATACGTATTTCTTGCCTTCTTCTCCTACTATTTTTGTTGTAGGGTACTCACCATCTGGAATAGTACATAAGTGCATCTTTTTTGGCGAGAAATAGCTATCGCCACCATCAATGAATCTTGCCGCATACTCACGAAGGAACGAGTTATGCGAGCTTCCGCCATTTTTTGCTAACTGAATTGCTGCCTGATCTACCATGTGGTTTGGTAATGCCTCATATCCAAGCTGTGAAATAAAGTAAGTTCCGGGTAGCTCTCCCTCTTTTGATTCCTGATCCTCTGGATGCTCAATTAAGTGCGCCCATTGCTGGTGAACTTGAAACAAGTGCTCAAAGGTATAACTGGCCGAACTTAGTGCTAGCATCTGAGAAGTATTTTCAAATATCTGTCTATCATCAGGGTGTAACATTCCCTTTTTAATTAGTTCTTCTTCCAGTCTTCGGGTTCTAATACGGTCACTAACATCTCTAGGCGAACTCAAGAATGGCATTAAAACATTATCAATAATATCTGGAGGCAATAGCAAGAACTCATCAAGAATAAGAACGTTAGCACGAATACCACGAATCTTTTCTCCAGTTAACGGAATGGCAGTTATACTACCGCCATTAATCAACCATTCATACTGGTCATTACGCTTCATTTTGTCACCAAAGCATTGTCTAAACAATCCCGCCTCTGGACTGGCTAGGAACTTTTCAATTTCATTAAACATTCTTCGCGCAGTACGAAAGTTAATAGACGCAATAAGTATTTTAGTACCCGGCTCGAATATACATTTCAATATACAATAAATTGCCGCACAAAAGCTCTTTGCGCAACCACGGCCCCATACTAACATACAATAGTTGCGATTAAAGAATGACTTAATAGTCAATTCTTGATATGATTCTAATGTCACACCTAATCCAAGTTCAGTTGCAAATCCTAAGTTATGTCTTAAGAATTTTGCCAAGCTGACTCTTGCCTCTGCATCAGAAAGTTCGCCCTTAAGTTCTAATAACTCTTTATTAACATCAACGATGTTCTTGCTATTTTGCACCCCTACTATTAAAGCCATGAGAATCCCTCCTGTTCAAATAAATATTCCAAATCAGTGGTTCTAACAAGATCGTTCATTTCTAGTATAAATAAAGTTTTTTTAGCCGCTTCAGCCTTACCATCTGCAAATACAAATTGTATATTATCGTATTCTCTGCATAGTTGTCTCATATGGTGCATTATATATTCTCCAGAGCATAATCCAAATTTACGCTTTGCATATAGTACTGTTTTTAATTGACACTCGGTAACTACAACTATATACGTATCTGCTTGTGCGGCCCTTTCTATTTCTCTTTTAAATCTTTCAAATCCTGTACTCAAGGTAGAATAGAAGTCGCCCAAGCTCTTACGCTCTACAACAACCTTACTATCTATCGACTTGGCATAGTCGCCACATTCAAGCTTTGAAGAAATAACATTTAGCCCCTTAAACTTTAGTGGTTGTTGCTCTCTAGTATCAATAACAATATCCGTATGTGTATATTTGCTAAAACTATCTTGAGTATGTTTAGTATTATAATTAAAATTGCTTTTTAATTCGAGTGATTCACATATTTTATCAAAGCTCTGCTCGCAGCAATAAATAAACGTATCAGCCTTTGGTAAGCAGGCTATAGTTTTTAGTTCGGCCTGCGATGGTGCAATTTCTAATCTCTTAACCCAGCAATATGTTTTAAGTTTATTTTTTAAATATTCACAAGCAGTTTGCTTATCTACTGACTGAAGCCATAGCTTCATATTACGTTTATCTATAAAGTCAGTAAGAAAGTATTGTTCTATTGATTTATATTTTATCAGGTCTCCAGTATGAAGATCTTTTTTATTAAAGTTTTGTACGAAATACTTTTCAGCCGCCTGTTGGTGCGATTTTATATGACTCAATATTTGCTGCTGCGAGTTAAACTGCGAACGGCAAATCTTACATCTTAAATATTTATCATATTCTTGCATATATTAACCATGAACCATCTCGTCTACATTAATCCCGCGAATAACCGCCTTAAGCTCGTCCATTGAGGATAGTTTCTTAGCCTCTTCGTGTAAGTTCTTTTTTTGGGCTTCGGCCAATATGATAATACCCTTACGCCTTTCTTCGTCTTTCCAAGCTTGAACTAAGTTAAGAATAGTTGCATTCTCATCCTGTCTTTGCGCAATTCTTTTTGAGCGGTCATCAACTAGTGATTTATAAAGTTTCTGCTGTCTAGCGCGGCACTGGTTATACTCGGTCTGTAAATTACTAATAGCTTCATTCAGCTGCATCTTAATATTTCTACCCTCTCCGTCACTTGTGCTATTACGTAGCATGTCTCTTAAATCCTCAACTTGTTGTAGGATAGTTGCGGCAGTTACTACCTCAGTACAAAGAACAATAAACTGGTCAAGCTCTTCTTGACTTAGGTCTGGCTTGTCATAAGTATAACGAATAAATGAGTCCTCAAATAACTGTCTGTCATTATTGGTTTTATAAGTATTTATCTGATAACAAAAGCTGAAAGTATTCAAATACCTCTGAAGCATATCAACCATTTTCTGTTGAGAAGCCTTCAGTGTATCAGCAGACCATCCTATATTTAAGTATTTATTAATTCTGAATACTGTCTGGTCAGTTCTCCTTGGGGGAAAATAAGTTGTGGATGTAGAGTCCTCGCCACGCTCAGTCGGTACATAAACTGTATTGTCTAACTGGTCTTTTGGCGTATTAGGGTCATTCTTTATTAACTCCTGTATATAGTTATTTACTTCTCTACATTCCAAGGTAACATGTGTTAGTCTATCATTTTGAAATAACGTTTTGGCTAGGTCAACATAGTTTTGCCCCTTATAGTTATTCTTTATAAACTCTTTTTGCTCATCTGTTAGAGTAATTCTCTCTCTCTGGGTAACGCTCTTGTTCTTATACTCGATTTTATTATCTAGTAGAAACTGCTTTACTAGTCTACCCTCTTTGCTTCTGCTATCTATCTTCTCATCATTATACGCATACGAAGTAATCTCTGTAAGCGTAGCATCAGGATTTAATGCTATACAATCACGAATTCTTTGCTGCTGCTCTTCATAAAGAACAGCCTCTGCTTTTTCTGTTTCTTTGTTCATACTACTTCTTTAGCTAGTAATCTTGCTTTTTGTAAAATTTTAGATTTTATTTTGCTTATCTGTCTATAGGCAGGTCGGCCATCCTTATAACTGAGTTTATATCCCATTTTTTTTGCAACATCTGCTTCATCAAAATTTTGCAGGAACATGTACTCATAAACTCTCCATTCTATTACCGATAAATTCTTTCTCATTAGATCATTAAAAGCTGGTATAGTATCTTCAATATTAATATCTATCTCTTTTGACTGTAATACTGATTCAAGTGTTGTTTCTGGATTTTGAGAATTGGGGCTATTTATACTTACTGGGAACTTAATGTCATAAGCAGACTTTTTTGTTTTTTCCCATTTTGCATATGTTGAACATCCATTGTTCTGTGTTCCATATACTGAACACCCATATTCACCAGTATTAAACTTACATTTCAAGCATGGTCTGGAAAAGTTAGAGTAATGATTACGTAGCATATTAGTAATCTGATGATTAATCACTTGATTTAACCACGGCCTTAATGGTCGTATATTGTCCCACTTATCCCATTTTTTATATATATGTATGCGTAAACGCTGAGATACATCTTGAAAGTCCATCCAAGATATAGCGGTAAGATGCCAGCGCGATTTGCGCTTGCTAATTTCTTCATCTATAATATCAATAGACTGTTCGAAAGTTGGTCTGGTTTGATTTGTCACGCAGTTTAATCTCGCTGACGAATACTTCCAGCTTCTCTTTTAAATTGCTCTAAAACAGAATCAGGGGTTGAGTTTTGTATACCACCGGATAGGGTTCTCATTTCGGCTGGATCCATTGGTTGGTAATTACTTGCATATCCCTGCGTGACAATATTCTCAAAAGACTCCGAAGTGTTTCTAGTTTGCTGCAGGGTAAATTTTGGCTTAACTTTGGCAAAAAGATCTGGGTTAATAGCTACATTATCGTCTTCATAACCTATATCGCCATCTTCGTCTTCAGTCTGTTCATCATCATCTAATAGTTTATATTTAATAGAAGCTCTGGCTGGATTAGGATAGCTTTTAATTTTTGGATCGGGCTGCGGTACGAAATTAGGGGTATTAACCTCATATTTTTCTTTAGCCTTCTCTAGCGCCTGATCGTGTACAGATTTATCTTTTTCCTTTGTTACCAAACTAAAATCACTTCCACACTGGGAACAAAATTTAGGTAGTGCTAAAGCATATATAGTGGGTTTACCACATTTGGAGCAAAAATGTTTCATAGTTTTGATACACTTATTATTAGTTAATTACACAGAAAATTCTAATTTCTCTTTAGGCTTATATTATATAAGACCCTCGGTGTAATTATTGGGTAAATGCAGTCCATTAAAAAAAGCAAACTTTATGGTATAATAAAAAAAGACCTTAAAGCATATGATGGAAAGATTTTACTCTATAAAGGAGAGTACTGTGGGGGTAATGACCGATGCTACGGTATGTTTGAATTTAATTTTAAAGAAAATCCTGTTATTAAGGTAGCTATAGGAAATAAATCAAATGAAAGATGGTTTGGAGTATTAATTCATGAATACTGCCATTTTTTACAGTGGAGAGAAGGTAGTAGAATATGGAAAGATTTCGAAGAATGTAACTTTAATATAGATGAGATAATTAACAATCCAAAAAAGTTTAAAAAAGAAATACTATTATTATTAAGATTAGAGGCAGACTGTGAAAGGAGAGTAGTTAAACTAATAAAAAAATATAGGCTTTTTGATGATATCGATTATATAAAAGAAGCTAATGCAGTATTATATAAGTATGGATTCTTATATACAGATCATTTTTGGCCAAAGGGCAACCCTGACCTTAAAAACTGTGAAGACATGTGCCCTGATAAGATACACAAGTCATACCTGAAGTACTTGGAAGCCCCGGAGGGCGTATATGATATTTTTACTAATTCACGATCTTAAGCCTCATCTTCTCGAAAGTCTCGATAACATAAGATAGGATTTCTGATCTCACAATATCTTCTTTGGTAAATTCAAAGGTATGAATACCATGCTCTTTTGCCGTCTCGGTATTAAATGAGTTATAAACACGATTAAAACCGCTTTGTTTGATATCTGACTGCTGCTCATCACCTATAACAAATAGGTTAGAAAAATTAGCCATACGGCTCATGACTAATAAGAAGTCCTCAACTCGGCAGTTCTGTGCCTCATCCATAATAAACGAGGCATTAGATATGTTTAGTCCACGTAGGAATCCTAGTGGTAAACCCTTGATTCTATCATCTGCCATTAATGCTCTAACTTGTGGTTCTGGCAGTAGTTCATGTAGCTTATCCACTAGGGGTTGTATATAGGGGGACATTTTCTCATCTGTAGTACCTTTAATATAACCAATTCCATGTATAGAACTTTCTACAGGAACGCGGCTATAATAAATCTCAGCAGACTTCTTCTCATTAATTTTCTTTAGCGCGCAGTATACCGCCAGTAATGTCTTAGCTGTTCCAGCAACGCCCTTAACTATCATAACCTTAGTATTTTTATCTAGGGCTACTTCAAAAAATTTCTTTTGCTTATCTGTCCAAGGAAGTTCTCTAATTGATAGTTGTATTGTACTTTTTGTACGTTTTTTATCTACATAAGGAGAAGTATCTTTAGTTACAGTTGCTTGTTTAGCAGGTGTTTTTTTCTTGTGACTCATAAAATTAAAAATTGTTTACCTTAAAAGTTTTGGTAAAAGTGGCGAGGCATCCCTGTGGTAATTAAAAATCTTACCCCTCTCTCGCTTTGTTCTAGAACAATAGTGCTGTTCACTACAGATATATTTACACCTTATGTGTCTCTATTTTACCAAATTTATCTATGGTAATATAATAGCATTCGGCATATGTAAAGCATCCGGTATTGGCATAGACTACTTCGTCTACTTCGTCAACTTCTGCATGGTGAACGTGTGAACAGATAATGTTATTAGCATTCTGATTCTTTGCCCACTTGATCGCATTGTTCTTTACTCTCTTTGTGGCATGTATCCAGTTCTTTGATCTTTTTTTAAAATACCTAGGAATTCTTTGCTGTTTTGGATCTATTGCCTGTAACCAGTAATATAATCCACTAGCTATATTAGTAATAATAGGATGGTCTCCAATAAAACTATCAAACTGGTCGCCATGTGTTATAATAAAGTTACTACCATTTATATTAGTTCTAACTTCATGTCCATGAGTATAACCCAGAAAGTCTGCAAGTAGTCCACTCACATCGCCATCATGGTTGCCAGCGTTCCAATAACAGTTTCTTTCCTTTGTTTGCTTTCTGAGTAGTGACAATAGGTGCCAGTCTTTTTTGGTTAATTTTTTAGTATGATTAACATCTATAATATCTCCATTTAATATAAGATTTTTAGATTTAACATTCTTAATAACCCACTCTAGTTTATCATGCTGACACACAAGACTTGTCATATGAACATCCGACACTATCAGGTACTCGTACTCTTTCACCATATATATTACAAACTTTTTTTGAACATTCCAATAAAAGTTGTGTCTCATTATTGTAACATTCAATTTATGAAAAATAACAATACAACATCAAGCTCTCTAATGAGCATTTCACTAGTACCTAAAAATGGACTATCTACTGCCAGTTGGTTTGGAGATACTTATCCAGCCAATACTGGAGACAGTCTAACCATAGGAAGTACACGCCTAGATCCTTTTGCTCCTATAGACTACTGGACTAATAGATGGCCGGGTATATTCGATACATTTACAGCCATAGCAAGCCCGCAGTTTAGTATCTCAAAGCTAAACCCTTGGAAAGAGCAGGGTGATAAGTATACTTATGAGACAGAGTTACCAAGATTCAAGGCTTCTAGTCTGGATATTACCACTGAAGACGGTCTATTACACATTAAGGCTGAACAGGATAGTCTAAAGTATTATAATAGCGTTAATCTGCCACAAAATGCAGATGTAGAAACCGTAGACGCGAAACTAGACCATGGAGTATTATATATTTCTATTTCAAAACTCGCCGCCGCAAAGACGAAAAAAATAAAGGTACAGACGGTTAAGTAATTTTTTATATTTAACCTTCGGTTGGCGGGTCAGACTCATGTTTGGCTCGCCAATTTTTTTTATATTCACTAACCTTACCTAAATTATTCTTTTGCCACTCACGAACCTCGGCAATACGTTCATCCCTAATTATCTTATAGCGTTCCTGTTCAGCTTTGCGGCAACAGGGTTTGCACCAAGCATGCAGACCGTCTCTGGATTTCCTATTAATACTAAAACAAAAAAATTCCAGTTCTTTCTTGCATAACCCGCAGGTTTTTGTTACTCGGTCAGCCATTCGGGTACGGTAATGTTATTTTCGGTGATGTAGTCGAGACATTCTTGCTCGGCACTTCCGATGGCAAGTGTGTAGGGCGAGGCGCAGGTACCGGGCGCTGCGAATGGTCTGCATAATAAACTATTAGAACCACTATCAAAATAAAAAGCATAACTCGCCTCTGGTAGTTCATAATGGTCGGGGGCTTGTACTAGTGTTATCATATATATAAATATAAATTAATTATAAGTCACAGTCCATCCTCTGCTTACTAGGGTATTTATGTTATTAACATTCGTGGTTCCTGTGGCACGGGCATTATTGGTTCCGCCAAGAGCGAGAACACCAGTAGTGGAGGTGGAATTAACAGCCGCCTGAAGTATCTGACTCACTCCAGAAAAGGAAAGTTTGTTAGCACTGAACTGTGCGTTTAGTCCAGATACCCCCGTGGGAAATCCACCATTAAAACCAGTTAGGTTATTATTATTAAGACCAAATGTTTTTAATCCTGTTTGGTAGCTAATATCTGGAATTGTGCCAGTAAAATTATTTGAATAGGCATTATATACAGTCATAACTCTAGACCTTGGTATCGCCAAGGTGCCACTTAATTTACAACCATTTACCGAAAAACTTTGTATGCCAGTCAGTCCTGTTATGCCCACTGGTAGTGTTCCACTCAAGTTTGGATTATTATATATTAAAAAATTCTGCATGGCACCAGCATTAGCGTCCCAGTAATTCTGAGTTATACCAGTATAGTTATTTCCGTATGCAGTGAATTGACGTAATCCGGTATTTAATCTAAAATCTGGAATTGCACCACTTAAACCATTATTATTAACACTAACAACGGCCAGCTTTGAGCATGCGCCAAAATTTGTAATATTACTCAAGCCCACACCAGTAGCAGTAATGTTTGTCATGCTTCTAAGGTTATATAGATCGAAAGTCCCGGCGCCGCCACTCACAAACGGATTAACGGAAATGGTTAAGAGCTTTATTAAATAACAGTTTGTTAGTCCAACGGATGCCATATATACAATAACTAATTACACGGATTACTGAACAGCGCAGTGTTTAATACAAAAATTGTTTTTGCGCCCATTATATTATATAATATATACTATGAATGCGAAAACTAATTTCAAATTAAATGATAATGTTGAGTTTCTTGAGCGCGGCAGTCGCAACTGGCGTTATGGAAAGATTATTGAAATAAAGAATAGCAACCGTTATAAAATCTATAGTGGGATAGACGTATTTTGGGCGAAAGAGGTCAAGGAAGGAAACAGGCTTCAATTAGAAACAATTTAAAAGGGCCCGGCGTGTACGATTTCTTTCCAAAGGCAAAAACCTCCACCGAGAGGGAGGCGCAGGACTTTGTTGTGGAGCAGTTAAAGAAGAAGTTCTTACTACTGGCCAAGCAAGAGCGCTATCCTAAAACACCAGACATAACTAAAGAACTGGATTTTATCTTAGAGGCTATCAGGGAATTCCAACAAGAAAATATGGAAAACATCAATCAGGATTAATATAATAATATTATTATGACAAATAAAACAAATAATAAAAAGAGCGCGATTGGAATAAAAAAGAGCAAGACCAATGGTAAGTGCTGTGGTGGCGTTTGTGGCACACGCAAGCGTTTGGTTGCCCCGGCGCCAGTTAAACTGGGCTTCTGGCAGCGATTGCTGGCTTTTCTTAAGTTGAATTAATTTCCAATAAGAAATCTAACGAAGCACCTGAAGGAACGCTTTAAGTGCATTTCCACCAGTCTGGATAGGCGTAAGTTTACCATTGAGTAATCTTATATAGTAATTACACTGACTCTATATTAGTGTCATATATATTTATTATTTATCCCCCCGGTATTTTTAAAATGATTTAATTATTAATAACGTGTTTTTATTCCATTTTTTATAAATTGGCAGGGGTTACCTATTATATACTATGAGAGGCTTTATAAAACGCACGATAGAGTGTTTCCCCGCATGGTTCGCCCTACTATTATCAGTTTATATAGTTTGTGTATATTTTATACTTGTGTGGTATGCTCATAACGTGAGCGTGGATTATTTAATGCATTAATATAGAGTTTTTAATATATTATGTATTAGTTGATTGAATTAACTTGCGCGGATTATTCCGAAAATTCCGCGACAGTGTATCGGAAGTTCGCTCGCGTGGCATAGCGAGCGGCGGTCGAGCCGCTTATTTATTATTTAAAACCATTCAAAGCGGCGAGATTTCTGAATAAGGTAGGTATTTTATTGGGGGAGATGGAAGTAGCACCCACCCGACCGCTTCCGGGCTGCGCGGCTGGCTTTTTTTCCAAAAAGGGGAGGGGATACGCGTTGTCATACAATTGTCTTACGCCGTCACGCGAGGCAAAGCAGGGCAGCACACGAAAAAAAATAAAAAAAAGTGTTGCAATCTTCACGGCTCCGTGGTAGTATGAACACATGAAAAATAAGAACACCACCAAACAGAGGATCATCGAACTCCGTAGGATTCAACTCAAGAAACTCTCCGAGATCAAGCGCGGTCTCTGGGAAGAGGGCTTCTGGATTCCCAAGAAATAATCGTTGACACAATCACTACATTCACACATACTCTAACCATGATCACCACAATCTTCAACCTCTCACAGAACTTCTACAACCTGTCTTGCTACCATGCCAGACAGCAGAACACGCTTCGCATGAAGGCTTGCTTCTACATCAGCAACGCCCTGCTTGAGGTGAAGACTTTCCTTCAGTCACTCTAACCTTGACACACTCACCAACAAACAACACACTAGAACAAATGAAACACCACATCGAATCAGTCCTCATCATCGCCTCGTTCCTCGCCTTCGGCTTGCTCTCGCTCTCTGCCGTTGGCATCATCGTCATCGCCCTTGAGGTTCTCTCCAAGTAATATGAAGTACATCATCGCACTCCTCGCCTTCGCTAACCTCTGCGTCCTCGGCGGCATCTGTTACTACGCTGACCAGATCTGTAACCACTAATGGAATTGCTCATCGCCTCCGTAATCGTAGCACTTGCAATCGCATACAAAAAAAAGTAGAATCACACTAAACACCACACACATGAACCACATCAAACACCTCCTCCTCGTTGTGCTAGCTCTCGCCATCTTCACCCCTAGCTCTCAAGCCGCATGGAAGCATAGCGGCCTGTCTGGATACGGACACAAAGGCGTATCGGGCGGTCACGCGGGGACAAGCGGACGCCGTCATCACTAGTACTCGCTTGTATGACAATAGTCCAACAGATACAACTCAAGCGTCACCTCGCCGACATACTGCGTCGGCGAGGCGTGAAGTTAGGCTCACATCCAGAGTATGAAAAGCGCGTATATAACATCTATGCCAGAGTCTGGCAAAGGCAACGCGATAAGTAGCTGAACATCAAGCACTTACAGCGCCGGGCCCCGCCCGGTCGGCTTGTCTTACAGCGTAGACCCGCATAAACACTAGCTCTACAGACACCCCCCTGCCTGCGGATGAAGGTAGACACCAAGTCGGCGGCTTGACTGTCAAGCCAAATCGTCAAAAAAAAGTTTATCAAAATGAAAAATACTTGTTGTAATTTTTTCGGTTTGGGGCTATGCTCATAGCATGAAAGATAAAGAAACACTCAAAGAAACAAAGCTCGTCAGCAACTGCTGTGGGGCTTCCAATAGTCCACTCTCACCAGTTCTGGAACAGAACGATTACATTGCCCTCTGCAAGGACTGCGGAGAATGGGCAGAGTTTGAACCAGAAGAAGAATAAAAAAACAAAAAAAATCGGTTGACAAAACGGAATCACTCTGATACATTGAAAGCATGAAAAGAAGAAAAGCCCCAAAACAAAATCCTCTCAAAGCTCGCCTTGAAGCGTTCGCAAGGAATCTGGAAGCCTACGCAAAGGCTAACGAAAAGCTGATTGACAATATAAACAAACACATCGAAAATAAATAAAGAATATGAGATCATACAAATACCCTCTCCGTAGCTTCAAAGTAACCTGTGGCGGTGAAACTCCAGAAGCTAGACACGATAGAATCCAGACCGCCATCATGGATTCCGAACAGAAGCGAATGAATAAGGAACGCTTTGACGATCCGATCATCCTCTCTGGAACTGCAGAAGATCAAGTCAAGAACTTGCTTTTTGCGGTTAAAACTTACGAGCAAGACTTGGCTTTCTATCGTAGGCATACGAAAGAGCTTGAAGCAAAAATTCGTCAATTAGAGATGAAAATCAAGAACACTTAACATGAGCCTCTATCGCATCTCACTTCACCTAAATTGTTTGGTTCATAAGCCAAAGAATTGGCGATTTTACATCGCAGGAATCATGAGAGAGATAAAGCCCTGAGTATCAACAACTTACGGCGCCGGGCCCCGCCCGGTCAGCCGGTCACCACCCGTAGACCCGCATAAACACTGGCTCTAGCGGTAGGGTATAGGCTGTAGATGAATGTTAACACTATGGGCACACACTGACAGGATGTGTCGTTCCTACCTGCGATAGCCGAAAGATTTTTGTAGTGTTTTTCGGGTCATCATGGTATGCTTACAGCATGAACAATAAGAATAACAATCAAACTTCTCAAGAGTGGGAAGTCGCTCGCTGGGAGCGTCAAAACAGAATCTGGACTGCCAGAAAAGTCCGCTGGAATGCTTGGAAACAAGCACAGAAAAAAGTTACTGCAAAGTAATTTTTACGCTTTACAAAATTAACCTTAACCCTCATAATCAGAATATGAAAATTGACATCACCCACAACACCACTTCGGAACTCATGCTTCGCGCGATCAATGACCGCGAGCTTTCAACGCTTGTTGAGAGGAGCTTTGAGGAGTACGACTTGGGAATCATCAAGCGTCAACTGATGCGGACTTTCACCTACACAGGTGAGCAGATGATCGCATTCGAGGAAGAGTGGAAACTCTCCTATGCTGACTGGTACTGGGAGAACTGCCCTGCTGAATAATATGAAAACCGAACGCTTTGTAATACAACTGAAAGACATCAAGGTAAGACAGCCGTATGCGCCTGTCCAACGCGCCGTGTCAAGCAAAAAATTGTACAAAAGACGACAGAAGTACGGAAAGGGTTGGTAATCAACCACTTACAAGGCCGGGCGCCGCCCGGTAGTATAGTGTAAGACAATGCCATTGTCAAGCATTTTTTATAAAAAAAAGTTTATCCCATGCGAATTTTTTTGTTGTAATTCTTGCGGCTCCATGCTATTCTTTAACCATGAAAGATAAGAACAACCAAACGATCAAAGCAGAAACCCTCATGGAAAGGGTGATGAGGCTGAACAAGATCGCCGCAGAGATCGCAAAGAAGAATTTGAAAGAGGACAATCTTAACCAGTAAAATATATGAATAAAGTAATCACAGTAGACTTCGACGAAACACTAGCAAAGACTCATGGAGTCTGGAATCCAGAAAATCCAATTGAGCATCTGGATAATGGAGTGTTAACTCCTATAGAGGAAATCTTTGAAATTGTCTTTGATAAGGCAAAGCATGGGTATGATATCTGGATTGTTAGTTTCAGAAGCTGGGATCATATGCATGAGGTTCAGCAATTTGTTGCGGATCATAAACTTCCGATTACTGGAATGATTGCGACAAAAGGTGAAGCAAAACTTCCACATTTACAGATGTTAAATAGTGTTCTACACATTGATGATAATGTAGACACAATTCTAGAGGCAAATCGGAATGGTATTCATGGGATGTTAGTAGCAGTGAAAGAGTAAAAGCATAAGTTGTTGACAGAGAACAGCTTACAGCGCCCGGCTCCCCCCGGCGGGTTGTAAGACAACGCTGGAGCCGCATAAACACTAGCTCTACAGGCAGGGCATGGGCTGTAGATGAATGTTAACACTCTGGGTACGCGGTGACAGGATGTGTCGTGATGACCCGTAGGTAACCGAACGATTTTTGTCGCATTTTTGCATGACCTGTGATACGCTTATAGCATGAAAGATAAAGAAAACCTCAACAACTACAGGACACTCAACACAGGCGAAATCGTCCAAGAGGGCGATCTGGTCGGTCAAATCGTCGGATGGGAAAGGGCGTGGTATCCAGTAGGCTCCGCAACCATCGGCAAGCCTTGCCCAAACACTCATTGGGTGAAGCGCAAAATCGGGACAGGATGTGTCGCCCCGAACAACACTCAACCACAACTCTAGCGTTGCTTTTCGGAAAGGTTTCTGATACACTAGTAGCATACAAAATAAAGGAAATAAAAATATGAACAACTCAATCACCACTTCGCCTGTCACTTTCACTCCTAGCTTCACCCCGAACATCGGGATGGCACTCATCATCAACTGGGGAGGCGCAGGAGTTCAAGAACTGATCTCCGACACTCGCTGGAATGATGGCGAGTACGAGATCAAGATTCACACCTTCCTCGGTACAAACTATGGGATGACCGATCCCACTTTCACCGCTGGTCGCTGGTTCACTCTTCGTGAGATGAGCGAACGCTACCAAGAAACTAGGGACAGCTTCCGTGAGCAGTACAAAGACCCGAAATGGTCTGGCGTTAAGTACTACAACATGGCAAAGGTTCGCTTTGCTCAATCCCTCTAACCCTAACCCTATAACTATCATGAGAAACATCTCTCCTTACTCCGACAAACAGATCATTGAAGCCGCTAAAATCATGGAGCATTATCTGCTCATGTTATCTGCGGTCTATCGTGACTCTCCCATCAAGGACGAATACGAGGCTACTGGCAAGGCTATAAAAGCCGTCAGAGAAGGCATCCAATCTCGCCCATAATAACATCACAACTAACCAAATAACTAACAATATGAAAAACACACAAAAAACTCTCTCCACTTCAACCAAATTCACTGCCCGTGTTGCCATCCGATCTCTCATCGCTAAATCGTGGCAAAGTCGTCGAAATGCGCAACAGATTCGCCATGTTAGCTCCGTGGACTTCTGGACTAACGAAATCAAGGAAAATATCTCCGCACTGCGCGAAATTCGTGCGCTTTAACATCTAATAATATGATTGATAACATCCTAGCAATCTCTGGCGTAATCTTGGCGGCTTTTACCTACTTTTATCCACTAACATTGCTCATCATATCCCTTTTTCGTAAGTAACTCAAAATCAACGACTTACAGCGCCCGGTCCCGCCCGGCGGGTCGGTCACCCCTCGCGGAGCCGCACAGATACTGGCTCTGAGGCTAGCCTACCGGCTGTAGATGAAGTAGGCCGCGGAGCCGCATAAACACTGGGCCTGCAGGCTGTCAATCGTTTTCTCCCATTCGGTCGAAATTTTTTTATAAATAATTATTGCACAAAACTCTTTTTATGGTATTCTCTAATCATGGAACTACTACTCGACCCTAAAGAAACCGCAGTTGACGATCTCGCCGCTTACGCCTCCGAGTACGAGGCTTGGCTTGATGAGTTGGAGGCTATCGTCAAAGAGCATGGCAATCCGAACATTTGGGTTGACTGAACAATAAAAAAACATTTTAATTACTTTATGAACACCATACTACACATCGCTGAAACCATCGTATTCGTCTCTGTCGCCCTTTGGATTCTTTTCAAGGTTGCCGGTTTTCTTTTTGAGATTATCACCGCAATTCGTGAAGGTGCGAAAGAAGGTCTTGAGGAGCTATATGAAAAAAATGGCGTAAGTTCTTTTGAGGAGCTTAAAGCCAAGAAGAGAATGGAAAAATCTCGGAAAGCTTGACTGAACAATAAAAATTCTTTTTAATTACTCTATGCACTACCTCATCCCCAAACTGAACAAAAAAATTGCACAAGCGGAAAAAGAGATCGCGGCAATCGAAAAGCAGATGTCGATGCTTTTTCCAGAACATCCTCTCTACATCATTCGTCAGCAGTCACTAGAGACCTTGCAGGACGACATCGCTGGATGGGAGGAGCAGATCGGTGATCTTGAGAGAGAAGATTCTCTTGGTATCAACTACGGCTATCAGTTAAACTAACCCTAAATAAACACAATAATGAACAACACCACGCGCAACATCCTAGTCATGTCCATCGTCGCCATCACCTTCTGCGTGATCGACTCACTCGCCACCTCTTTAGTTTGGCGACACCTTGCCGTTAAGCATAGTGCCGCAACCTATGAGGCTAATTCTTGGGGCATCCCATCGTTTCATTGGAATGATGAGTCCCTCGCGCAAACGCCATTCCAAGAGGAAGGCTGGCAGAAAATCCAAGATGCGGTATTCAAAAAGAAACTCAGTCAGTTAGGAATTAAATAAAATGATCAAAAAGAATTTTACTAAAATGGACTTTGATCTAATGCTGGATGCTCTTGAAGAGTCTACTGCCGGAGTTACTAAGCGAGAAGTGATGAAGAAATTGCTTCAGCTTCAGCTTGAGCGTGATTGTGCGATAAGCATTGCCGATGCACTCTGTAGCACTACCGGCGATATCTCACACATCGTGCGTGGATTCAGAGAGTTCTGCGCCACGATCAACGCTTGACACCATAACCAAAAAACATTTTAATCAGATTATGCAAGACCCCAACGACCCCGATAACAGCAACGAGCCAGAATACTACATGGAGGAGCATGAACTAGGTCACACGCCTAGAAGCATGGACGAAGTAGAGCCAGACCAATATCTAGATTCTTCTGTTGAAGACAGGAACGACATAGGAGGCGGCTATGAGTTCTAAAATTGATCTTGACGATCTCCTAGAATGCCTTGACGAAAATGTTCTGAAGGCCGATGGGTATGATGACTGCATCATTGGTTTTACCTCGCAAGCTGGTCGCCCATCTGTGATTGCTTACGATACCAATAAAATTATCACCAAGCTAATGTCCGAAGGAATGGATAGAGATGAAGCATGGGAATTCTTTGAATTTAACATCGCTGGTGCTTACATGGGTGAATATACTCCTGTTTTCGTCACTAAAATGACCGATTAATGTAAAGCGCTGATAACCAAGGGGTTACGGCGCCGGGTCCCGCCCGGTCAGCCGGTGATCATCTGTAGAGGCGCATGAACACTGGCTCTAGAGCCGACCCCCTGCCTGTAGACGAATATAGCTTGGAGCGGCATAAATACTAGGGCTAGGGCTGTCAAGCGATTTCAATAAAAATAATTTCATCTAGCCATACGATTTTTCTCGTTTTTTCTGCGAAGTCTGCTTATACTAGAAGTATGAAAAATAAGAACACCACACTCAACTTCACCAATGTCTGCAACATCCGTGCCTATCTGGCGATTGCAATTCAGAGCGAAGTCAAAGCTCACAAGAACATCAAAGCCAACTGGGGAGTTAATAGTTACTTCACCAAGTCCAGTCGTAACCGCATCGGTGAGATGATCTCGGCATACAGAGCCGCAAAAAATATCAAGATTGTCTCTTGACACATCACCCAAAATTTTTAATAATCAAAATACAGAAACAACAAAACAAAAACAACACTACCATGAAAACCGCAATCCGTCTCAACCTCCTCTTCACGAAACTCGCTTACAAGCTCGGCTTGTGCAGAACCTATCGCATCGTCTACTCGGCGGCGACGAATGGTTTTGAGCCGAAGGAGTATCAAGTTTCCCGTCCTTTCGGGAAGTTCTTCTACAAGGAGGATCGTGGAGTGAACAATCCTGCTGGTGAGGGAATCACTTGCTATGTCCCTGCTGTGGATGACATCCGCAGGTTCCGCTTGGATCGCATCAACCGCTTTGAGTTGATCGCCTAGTTGCAATCATCTAGCAAAGTCCCGCTAGCACCTCGACTTCATTGGGTGTGCGAGTTAAAAGGATGTCGTAAAACACTCGCATGGGCTCCAACTTTCTTCTCAAATAAAAATGGATTTAAAATCACGAACAATCTGCTCTGACGCTGGAAGAGCAAGGTCTGGAATCAGAGAGTTTAGAGACTGCACGATTCGTGCATTGGCGGCAAGTGCTGGCATACCTTACGAGTATGCTCACAAGATAGGCGTTGAAGCTGGCAGAAAAAATGGTCATGGTTTTGATCCAGAAAAATTACTTAAATATGCCAAAAAGGAGTACGGCATAACATACAAAAAAAAGCGTTACAAAAGTATCACCATTCAGAGGTTCATTAAAGAGAACCCAACTGGTCGCTACTATGTTGCAACTAATCGTCACGCTTTTGCTATCATAAACGGATCAATTTATGATACTGGATTAAATCGTCCACTTCAGAGGCTAGAAGAGAGTTACTTAATATCCAATAATCGCCTAACATACCTTAGAGAGACGCAATCATTCTAAGTTACTACAAATCAATGACTTACGTGACCGGGCCCCGCCCGGCGGGTTGCCCACCCCTCGCGGAGCCGCATAGAATGGGGCTGTACGGATACCCACCCACCCGTAGACGAACTAGTCCACGGAGCCGCATAAACACTAGCTCTACGGCTGTCAACAAGTTTCGCACAAAAAAAGTTTCGCCAAAATGAAAAAAGATTTTGCAATTCGAGACGGCATCGGATAGTTTTGAACCATGACAAACAACAACACCCAAACCCCTAACGCAACCCTCAACGCCTTCGCCTCTGAAGCGATTTCATCCTATGGCAACGGATTGGCTTTCGGTCTTTCTGGCACTCGCCAACAGATCGAACGCTCTTTCAATCGCTACTTCAACCTTGGTATCGCTGGTGCAAATGTCACAAGCAACATTGACGACGAGGGAGGATGGGTAAGCAACGGACAAACGCTCGGAGATGGTTTCCTTCACTACATCGGCGAGAGCTTCGCCTACTTTCTCACGACATCGGAGGACATCGTGCGTGGTCTTACATGGGAGAATATCCGTCTCTGGCAAGATTCTCCTGTGAGCAAGCAATACAAGGGCAAGGCTGAAAAGTTCAAAGCTGATGCCATGCAAGCGGCAAAGGATACGCTCGACGGAATCACTAGGGAAAACTTTATGGGATGGGCAACGGATCGTGTGCCAGAAGGACATCTAATTCGTGAAGGATCAAATGACTGGGATCCAGAAAATTGATCGTTGACACTATCGCAAAAAATAATCAAAATCATAGAACCATGAAACTCCTATCACCCAACAACACTAAAATCCGCAAAGGCGAAAAACTCGGCTGGCTCACGCTTGGCTTGTCTCTCCTTCCCTATAATCTCTCCGGCAAAAACTTTTGCTCTCACGCTTCGGAAGGCTGTGCCGCCGCCTGCCTCAACACTTCGGGCATGGGCGTGTTTTCTAATGTTCAAGAGGCACGACTAAAAAAGTCTCGTTACTTCATTGAACAGAAGGACGCTTTCCTTGCACAATTAAAAAAGGAAATCTCTCTTGCGATTAAGAACGCAAAAAAGAAAAACATGAAACTTGCTGTGCGGTTGAATGTTCTCTCTGATCTTCCATGGGAAAATCTGATTGAGATGAACACCTTCCCTGAAGTGATGTTCTACGACTACACGCCCAATCCCAAGCGGATGCTTGCTTTCCTTCGTGGCGAGTTGCCTGCCAACTACCACTTGACTTTCTCACGCAAAGAAAACAATCAGAGCGTGGTTGAGATCATCGCAAAGCTAGGCGGTAACATCGCCGCCGTGTTCGCTGGTAAACTTCCCGAAACCTATCTCGGAAAGCCCGTGGTCAATGGTGATGACACCGACCTTCGCTTCAAAGATGCAAGGGGCGTGATCGTCGGACTTGTCGCCAAGGGCAAGGGGAAAAAGGACGAGTCAGGCTTTGTCCTACAACCGGAAACCGTTTAACGTGACGAGCCATGACTTTTCTACTAATATGCTTGTTAGTGGCTATCGCAATTCACTATAATAAAAACAAATAAAAAAGGAAAACAAAATGCGCTAATATAACATCCCAACCACCAATCGCTGTAACTTGCTGAATATCAACGGGTTACGGCGCCCGGCCCCGCCCGGCGGCTTGTAAGACAACTGCACAGGCGCATAGATACTGGCTCTACGGGTGGGCCACCGGCTACAGATCAAATAGGCCGCGGAGCCGCATAAATACTGGCTCTGTGGGTTGTCTAAAGTAAAAGCCATTTTGCTTTATATAAACGAACGAATGTCAAGCGCGCTTTATACAAAAAAATCGCACAAAATTGTAAAAAAGGTATTGTACCGAACGCCAAAAAGATGGATGATGAAGGCTCAATGAAAACACTGAACCTCACACTACACTGCGGCGGCCACGAAGTTTCTTCCGAGCAAGTCGCCAACTCCATCACCCCTAACGCCACGGAGTCGTGGCATCCGATCCCTCACTCGCGCATCATTGAAGGCTTGCGCGAGACTGTCGCAACCGCTGGCCTTGAAATCGTGCAGGAGCGTCACGCTCTCGCTCGTGATGGTCAACGCTACTTTGGACTTTTCCAAGTCGCTGGAATCCCTAACTTCTCGCTTGCCGAGACTGTCGGGACTGTCATCGGTTTGCGTAACTCGCACGACAAGTCATTCCCTGCTGGCATCAACGCTGGCTCCGCGCCTTTCGTCTGCGATAACCTCGCGTTCCACAACGAGATCAAGATCGCTCGTCGTCACACAAAGTTCATCCTGCGCGATCTTCCGATGCTCCTCGCTGGCGCATTCGGCAAGCTCACTAGCGCATGGGGCAACCATGCAAAGCGCGTCGAGGCTTATCAGTCCTGCGCGATTGCCGACAAGGATGCCCACGACATCATCGTGAAGGCCTTCCGTTGCGGCGCGGTTTCCAAGACTGCGCTTGCGGATGTGGTCGCCCAGTGGCACGAACCCGAACACGATGTCTGGGGTTCCGAGCGCAACCTCTGGGGCTTGCACAACGCCTTCACCAATGTCCTGCGCGGTAATGCGATGGCACTGCCTCGCAGGTCGGACGCTCTACACGCACTGCTCGACCCTCTCGCAGGGATCGCGGCCCAGCAAGTCGTGGAGGCTCAAGATGCGGTTCTAGTCGAGGCCTAACATCTAGCCTAACATCAGCCGCCCTCTACTAACATAGGGGGCGGTTTTTGCTTGACACGATTCTGGCTTGTGTAAGTTACTGATTCTCAAGGGTTTACAGCGCCGGGCCCCGCCCGGTAGTATACAGTAAGACAAGTGGTATGTCAAGCTTTTTTTAATAAATTAATTTTTATTCATGCATTTTTTTTGTTGTGCTAGGGACAAATTATAGTATGATGATCATATGAAAGTAACCCGTACCTCTCCCTTCACCCAGATCACCCGCACCCTCGACCTCGACATCACCGAGGCTCAAGTCGAAGCCTACGCCAACGGCGCGCTTCTACAGAACGCCTTCCCTAACCTCAACGCCGACGAGCGTGAGTTCTACAAGACGGGCATCACGGGCGAGGAGTGGGATCAGATGTTTGGCGGATCGGAGGACGCAAAATGAAAATGCGATACCTAGTCCCTCTAATTACCGTAGGTTTAATTATATGCGCTTACCTAACTGATCACTTGTAAGACAACGCCCACCGGGCGGGGCCCGGTCTCGTAAGTCGTTGATTACCAGATAGATACATGGCTTGACAAGCTGTCCAAATAGTGATATACTAATATATAGTGGAAATACAAACAATCCATCCAGTTAGTACTACAGAAATGATATTAGTTTCTGATATAAGGGGACAGGGGTATTCCCAAAAAGCTATTTAGGGGGATATCGGGCGTAAATCCCTATTTAGGGGAAATCGGGCTAGCTAATACAGCTATTAAGGGGAATTTGGCTAGTAAATCTCCAACCTATTTATTGGATTTGGCATTCGTAAATCCCTATTATGGCTATGGAAGTTAATATTAAATATTCTCTACCCAAAGAGGAAGTCCCAATGACCGATTGTTTAAATGGACAGAAGTGGCGCGCCGTCTGTATTAATATGCAAAACTATTTGGAAGATGAAATAAAAACTACTGAAGATTTTGATGCGGTTAAAGGCTTGGAGATAGCACAGGAGAAGTTATGGGAGCTATTTTCCTATTTTGGATTGGACTCTAGTTTTTTTGAAACACCTGTTGACACAGAGGGCAAATAGATTTACTATAACAATACAAGGACTGGCCTAGCAGTTCTAAAGACACAACCTAGGAAGCTCTTTAATAATTTGTAATGCTACTAATTTGCAGGCGACAAATGATCGTTTGAAGTTAACCGTCTCAAGTCGGCGTCCAGCATAATTAACTGGGCTAAAAGCAGAGAGCAAAACCCCCTGTGTGTTCTGCAATCGTATCGTGCAGTCACCAACCCCAGCGTGAAGAGATTCATCTGGGGGTAGCACTCGACGGAGTGGCAGGGACAATTTTCTTGCAGTCCCAAACAAAAACCCACAAACTATAAATATGAAAGACCCCATCACATTCCTCCTTAATCTATTTGGATATGAATATAATCCAAAGAACTCTCTGTTGTTCGGACACATGATGGATGTTACCCATGGTAACTGGCACTATCGTATGTTTAACAATGGAAAAATAGAAAACTACAAATACAACCTATACACAACCAATGAATAAAACAATCCTAGCCGTCATTACCGCAATCTTTTTCGTGAGCGTTTCTGGAGCGCAAGCCGCAGGGTGGAAGCATAGTTCTTCTAGCGGTCGCTCACACCATTCAGTTGGAGCTTCTACTCACAAGCATCGGTACTAGGGGCCTCCTTTGAGGCTGGGATAAGGGCCCTCCTTTACTGGGGGGCTCTTTTTGGTTTATGGGCCCTCCTTTAGCCCGGCGGGGCCCGGCGCTGTAAGTCATTCCTTTTCAACAACTTAGAGATACCTGTAAAATTGTGAAAATAATTCTTGTCATGCCATACAAGAAAGTCTATTATGAAGGCTCACACAACACTACTAACACCATGATCCAAAACACTACATATAACTCGCTAGAATCCAAGGGAATTAAGTCTGCCGTCAGTTTCGGCATCAAAGATACTGGACTCGCCCATATCTTCAATGTTCTACGCAATCAGCTTTACACCGACAAGATCGGTGCTGTCGTGCGTGAATACTCTGCCAATGCCTACGATGCTAATGTCGAAGCTGGCAAGCCTAATACTGCTATCAAGATCACGATGCCTAGTCCCTTGTCAAAGGTTTTCAAGATCCGTGATTTTGGTCGTGGACTTTCCGAGCAGGACATTCAAGACATCTACTGCTTCTATGGAGAAAGCACGAAGCGTCAGAGCAACGCTTTTATCGGTCAGTTGGGTCTAGGCTCAAAGAGTGCTTTTGCTTATGGTGACAACTTTGTTATCAATAGCTTTACCGAAGGCAAAGTTCGTTCCTATAATGCCTTCATCGACCCTAGCGGTATCGGTCAGATTGCCCTGCTATCTACCAAGGACACTACGGAAGAGAATGGTGTAGAGATCGTCATTCCAGTTAAGGGCGAGGACTCCAACTACTTCACCAAGGCTGTTAAGCGTTACCTCCGATTCTTTAAGGTTCGTCCCGAAATTATCGGCATGGACAAGGCAGAGTATGATAAGGTTTTTGCCAAGCCTATCTCTACTGGCAGGGGTTGGGCTTTTTATGAAAACCTAGAGGACAATCGCCCGATGGCAGTCATGGGTAACATCGCATACCCTATCGACAGAAGTGCATTAAAGTTTGTTGCTGGTAATGATCTCGACACACAGATCAGTTACTTGTTCAATAGTTCAATCGTCGTCGATTTTGGTATCGGTGACTTGGATGTTGCGGCAAGTCGTGAGGGTTTGCAATACACCGACAGGACTATTGGCAATATCAAGACGAAGGCAGGAGAGATCATCAAGGTGCTGGTGGATGACATTCAGAAACAGATCAATGCCTCTGCCAAGAGCGAATACTCTGCTAAAAAGTTCATGTCCGAGTTGGACAATATGGTTAGCGGTTTCTATCACATCCGTAACATCGTTAAAAAGATCACCTTTAACGGCAAGGTTATCACCTCTGATAATGTTGACATCACAAAGCGTGACGCTACCAAGACGCTACGCTTCCACATGATGCGGTATCGTCAGAACTGGAATGGTAATATCCAGACTACCAACATGAACGAGTTCCAAGCTAGGCATGACATTAAATTAGTTTTTAATGACCTTGGGCATTACAACTCTGGTGCTAGGTATGGTCGTTACCTTGCCTCCCAAGCATCTAATAAGGAGAGCGTCTATCTGTTGACCATGCAGAAGGTAGAGAAGCAGGGTGCTGTTGAAGTCACAAAGGTTCTCAAGCCTACGGAGTATGCTCAATATGCTACAGAGATTGCTGATCTCAAGAAGGCTAATGGGTTTGCTGATGAGGACTTCATGTTTGCATCTACGATTACCCTGCCTACCAATACCGCATCGTTCACTACTACCAAGGCAAAGCGTACTGGTGCTTTAATGCTCGACCCTAGCATTAACTCTTGGAGGGATCGTAGCTCTTGGAAGGATTGTGCGGTCGATCAAAAGACTGGTTCGGGTATCTATATCCAGATCAATAACTATCAAGCAGTTCTTAATGGTGAAAGAATCGGTAATAGCACTCTCAAGGAATTAGTTGCCCCATTCAAGACGATTAACCCTGCTACTATTGTTGGGTTCACAGGTGGTCAACTCAAGAATAAGATTGGTAGCGGATGGGTTAGCGTTGAGGATAAGATGCGTGAAGAGTTTGATAACTACATCTCTGCTAACGCAATCGACATCGACAAGTTGCTTGCCTATCGTTTGGGTTGCATGATGCTTAATGGTTCTGCGTTCTATCGTATGACAGACAGAAAGCATCAAGACTTGATCTTGTCTCTCATCAAGAGTGACGATGATCGCAAGACACTACAAGACTTGTTTGCTTGCATCAACTCTCGTAATAACGATAACAACTCTAAAGCCAAGGAGCAGGTTGCTCTTACCATGATGGATAAGATTGATCGTCTTGACCAAGGCAAGAATGTTAAGAAGAACGATAACGCTACCAAGATTGCTAATGATATTGCTGGTCGTGTCAAAGCGTTTGAGGCTAGGTTTCCTCTGCTTCCTTATATCGAAGAGAGAAACTTCCGTTGGGGTGGTAGTGACCAGTTCTTCAAGGTCATAGCAAGCTACTTCAACGCTTAAAGATTGTTGTGGTGAGGGAACGGGGGTGGAGCTATGTGGTGTGGCTCCATCCCCAACTCATTTAATATTACTAACATCGCCGGGCGGGGCCCGGTGCCGTAACTTGTTGATAGCGAATGACTTATGACTATTCGTATTTTTCTTGTAAAAATATCTTGTCACCCTATGCAAAAAAGTAGATGATGAGGGAGTTATGAACATCCCATACATCCTAACTGATAACTCGCTTACCGCAATCCTCAACGGCACTCCGTACACGATACAGAGTTCGCATGAGAATTGGGGTCGTGTTATCGAAGCAGTCAAGCAGGGAGTTACCGAACAGGAACTCCTTGATCTCATCGACACGGCAAGTGTAGTCTCCGATTGGTCGGAGGGTAGTGTCGAAGTTGTTAATGGTCATGTCTACTTCAATGGTGAAGTGGTGCATGGAACCATCGTGGAAAAGATTTTGGCTTTTATCAAGGAGGGAATCTCGCCTACTCCTCTGGTTAAGTTTCTTACCAGACTGATGCAGAATCCATCTCGGCGTAGTGTTACGGAACTCTACTCGTTCCTTGAGCATGGAAATATGCCCATCACGCCAGATGGTTGTTTCCTCGGCTATAAGAGCGTCCGTTCTGACTGGATGGATCACTACTCTGGCAAGTTCAGCAATAAGGTTGGTGAGGTTCTATCAATGCCTCGCAACTCGGTTTGCGACGATGCTAACATGGGTTGCAGTTATGGCTTCCATGTCGGTTCGCTTGAGTATGCTACCAATTTTGGTAGTGGTGATCGTCGGGTCGTGATCGTCAAGGTTGATCCTGCTGATGTGGTCAGCGTTCCTCACGATTGCGACTTCCAGAAGATGCGTACTTCTCGGTACGAGGTTGTCGGTACATTCGACGCTCCGCTTCCCGATAGCTACTACGATGGCTATGATGAGGATGAGGACGAGAATGAGGAGGACGACTACAACGACTACGAGGACTATGGTGTCAAGCCTAATGGCGACCATTATCACAATGTCAGGGACAATAAGGGAAGGTTTGTCGCACGGAGAAAATAAGGGATAGGGGATAGCCGTCCTCGATAGGGGTATCGAGGGCGGCATTTCCGTGTAAAGGTTTTAACGGAGTGTAGCACAGCTTGGTAGTGCGCTTGCTTTGGGAGCAAGAAGTCGCAGGTTCGAATCCTGTCACTCCGAAACCCCTCGGTATCAATAGGTTATATCGCCCGGCGGAGCCCGGCGCCGTAAATCTCTAATAATCAAAAGCTTACACAAATAAAGATTCTTTGTATATGATCATTGACATGTATAGAAAGTCGCCTTTCGTTTACATGAACAAATTGTAGAATTCCTTTGACACACTGGCCAACTAGTCATATAGTAAGGGTCATGAAAACTCCCACTATCTCTAAAGAACAGGCTATTAAAGAATGGCAGTATGGAATTAAAACTCCTAAGCCCAAACGTTTCTTTTACCACTACAATAAGCCGTTAGCCCACAAGCAGGGCAGGAATGTCATAACCATCCACTGGGAAGGTTCGTGCCGCATTGTAAATAAAATCAAAACAATTGGCCTTGATGTAGAGAGTCATGAGCAAAAGCGACAACCGCGATGCATTATGCGTGGGTTTGCTAATAGCTTGATTATCGCGCACAATCCAGATGGTACAACTACCGGAATCGTTTCTTAATATGAGACCATACGACGACACCGACATGGTTGGAGCAACCTTTATTGGTTTGCTTATTGGAGGATTTATTGCACTATGCTCAATGCAATACTTCAATGTTACTCCCCTGCAAGAGGAAGCGATTAAGAGAGGGTATGCAAGCTATATGATTCCTAATACCAATAGACCAACCATGTCAGTCTTCACTTGGAAATAATATGACTAGATACTTTACTATAGAAGTTTACAATCGACGCAAGTGGTCAGACCGGTACTCTTGTCAGTATAGCAATAGACAGGATGCTGAAGATAGGGCCCGTGAACTATACAAACAAGACGAATTTCATCTGAACTATAAAGATGTTCCACATATCAGTGAATACTACCGAATCAAAGAAACCATAGAAGAAACAAACATACACGAATTACAATGAGCGCTGCTATACTATCACCTAAAGGCGTCACTGAAGACATGCGTTTCTACTGCAGAGACTGCGACACTACATACTGTGGCGAGCAAGTACTTGACGGAAGTTTAGATCTTTTTATAATTAAAGAAGACCGTACGAATCCGCTCAATTCAATCTTCCGCTGTCATCTCTGTCAAGAAGATGTCGAAGATTCGTACTAGAATACTGAGGCTATGGATTTTTATTCAATTAGTAATGATTAATACAAAACTTTAAGTTTAAACTAGACTATAGCCCAAAACTACTATATAATAAACGAATATAGTCCTATAGTTTAACGGCAGAACGGCACTCTTATACAGTGTAAGCGGGGAGACGCCTGCGTGGTGAAGGTTCGAATCCTTCTAGGACTACCAATTTTCATATTGCGGATTATGATGTTCTCGATGACAATTAGCACAAAGCAAAATACATTTAGATACTTCCTTGAGACATTTTTCCCAATTCATCTTTAATAAAAAGCTTAGATTCATTGGCGTCTCCTTTTTAGATGGGTCTAAATGATGAAAATCTAATGCCGCCAAATTTTTATTGTAATCACATTTGCTACATTTTCCACCCAACTGATTAACGAGATCTTTCTTTCTCTGTATAGCACGATCTTTTTGTTGTTTATACCATCTACCGGCTTTTTTCATGGTACATGATCTAGAACAATAAATAGTTTGATTGCCTTCTAATTTTTTTGAACAGATTACGCAGTTTTTTCTTTTACCTATGCTTCGTGTATTGTGCTGCCCCCAAGGTGAGCATTCTAAACAAAACTTTCTTGCACCCAAATTCTTTTTTACTCCATCTATTTTACAACAAGATGAAAAACTCCTTTGACAGTTAGCGCAAATCTTCATATAATGATATTACACTTGAATTAACCATTCGTCCAAAAAATTAATTAAAAATATGCACATCTGGCCAAACCCATCTATCACTAAAACCCGAAACTCAATGCCCAAGTTCAGGGCAAAGCGTCCCAAGGGGGTGACCGACGAGGAGTGGAAGGCAATGATAGCAGAGCAGTTGTACAACAAGCAGTTGGTTCTGGACTGCGTTCCAAAGGCATCAAAGAAAGAGTTTGTCAAGAAGGACAAGTAGTGTTTAGGGTAGACTTATTAGTGTAATATACTTATATGTCTACCTATACTGACCAAGAGTTTATAGAAGCAGTTAAATCGTCTTTTTCTATAGCGCAGGTACTTAAAAAATTAAACCTTAAGCCAGCTGGAGGAAACTATAAGATAGTTCATTTTAATATTAAAAGATTAAATATAGATTCATCTCATTTTACTGGTAAAGCACATTTAAAAGGAAAGACTCACGATTGGACGAAAAGGTATAAAAATGAAGAAGTTTTTGTTGCAAACGGAAAACATAATCTTTCTACCTACAGCCTAAAAAGAAGAATTCTTCAATATGGTTTCATTGATAAAAAGTGTCACAAATGCCAAAATACAACTTGGCAGGGGCAACAAATACCTTTAGAATTAGAACATATCAATGGAATCAACAATGACAATAGACTAGAAAATCTAACCTTACTATGCCCAAACTGCCATGCTCAAACGTCTACTTACCGAGGTAAAAATAAAAAGAAATAATTTTGAATATGGTGATGTAGACCAACGGCAGAGTCAAGGCACTTAAAATGCCTGTAGTGTGGGTTCGAATCCCACCATCACTACCAATTTCGCCCTTGTAGCTCAATGGTCAGAGCAGTCGGCTCATAACTGATTGGTTGGGGGTTCAAATCCCTCCGGGGGCACTATGCGTCGGTAGCTCAGTGGATAGAGCAGGAGTTTTCTAAACTCTTGGTCGCAGGTTCGATCCCTGCCCGATGCGCCACTCTTGGAATCCTAGCTCAATGGTAGAGCAGTACCCTTTTAAGGTATTGGTTTTGGGTTCGAGTCCCAAGGGTTCCACAATGCGTCGTTAGCCAAGCGGTTAGGCACGGGTCTGCAAAACCTGTTAGACTGGTTCGACTCCAGTACGGCGCTCCACTTTGCCCTTGACAGCCCGGCGGGGCCCGGCGACGTAAGTGCTTGAGGATGCGCGACTTACCAAATTGTAAAAATGTGCTTGTACCTATAGGCAAGAAGGCATAGTATAGGGGAATGATAGACCCTACCCAAATCACCAACTACAATCGTACCGAAGCTGAACTTGAGGAGTTTCTCATGTTCGCAATCCTCGTTGCTGGCAAGACGGCAAAGACGCAAGCACAAAAGTTAGAAAACTTTCTTTCGTCTAGGGGTGAAGCTACTCCTTTTGAACATTTAGAATATCTATTCGGTGGTAGTTGGATAATGCTACGTAATGCAATGCGCCATCATAAGCTGGGTCAGTACAACAGGATCGAACAGGCTTTTAAAGGTATTTTAATGTTCAAGGGCAAGCTCAAGACTGTTTCGGTTGAGGAGCTAGAAAGCGTTAAGGGAATCGGAAGTAAGACGGCGCGTTTCTTTATCCTTCATTCTCGCAAGGATGCTCGTCATGCGGTTCTGGATGTGCATATCCTAAAGTGGCTACGAGAGCAAGGATATAGTGCGCCCAAGCAAACTCCTACTAAAAAGAAGTATGCTGTCCTTGAGGCAATCTTCTTGACTGAGGCGTGGAAGCATGAGATGACTCCTGCTGATTTTGACCTTATGATCTGGAAAAGTTTTTCGCAGAAAACTCTTGCGTGACAGGTCAATTTTAATTATTATCAAGACTCACCCTTAACCACAATACACCATGCAACTCGACTTCATCGGCAACGCAATCTCAACTCTTAATACAAATGCAACAGAACAATCACGATTCTGGGATACTGACTTTAATTGCATCCCTGCTCGTCGCCCTAGCCTTAACACTACGAAAGTAGATAGGTTTTTTAATTCAATTTTAGACGAGGAGATCAGCGAGTATTCCAAGTATTGGGATAGCGTTGTTCCTCGTAACACTTCCGAGGTATTCCAGCGTTGGCTCTTCGCCTTCATGTCGGTTCATACCTCATGGCGTTCCAACATCAACGGATATCTTATGATCCGTAACTGGTGGGAGTGGCTCAACAAGCCAGAGGAACTTGAGCGTAGGATCGTAGAGAGTGGTGCAGGGCTTCATAAAAACCGCACAAAATTCATTACGGCTTTCGCTGAACACTATTGGGCTAACCTTGATTTTTACAAGAAAGCAGAGGACGAGTCATGGTCAGAGTTTCGTGATCGTCTCGTAGATCAAGTGCTTGGTCTGGGCATGGCAAAGGTCAGCTTCTCGCTTGAGATGATCTACCCTGCTATTGCCGAGGTCACTTGCATGGATACCCACTTGTTCCAACTCTTCGGTCTGGATCAGTCCAAGGATGCCAAGCAGTATCACGCTATGGAGCGTCATTGGATCGAAATGTGCAAAATGTGGAATGTTAGTTCATATGTTGCTCGTTGCATCTGGTGGGATCGCAACCAAGGTTATACGGATAGTCGATACTGGAGCTTCGTTCTGGAGAACCAGTAGTCCGTAAAGGGGGAGAAGCTGTAACTCGTTTGTGGTGAGCGGGTTACAGCACCCGGCGGGGCCCGGCTCTATAAATAATTAATAAACAACTACTTACAACTATCTATTCAAACTATCATCATCAGTAAGTCCTTTATATATCATGTATATTGCAGAAAGAAATACGACAAGTAGGAATGTTTGTTCCAAGATATGTAAGCATGCAGTGATCATTGGTATACATAACTATTACACTATTTGTCGTAAAATCGTTAGCTTATTTGGATCGGTCTATTTGGCTATTTGGCGTTCGCTTATTCGCATTCGTTCTTGAAGCCGTGCCTGTCCAGATGGAAGATGTAATCACCCAAGTGAATCTTGGTTTGTATATTTCCAACTATTGGTTCAGCAAATTCCAGATCATCAGTTGTGATCTTCTTTCCATTGCCTAGTAAGATAACATTATTTGTCTCTTCTGCGTAGGTATCTACGCCTAGGATTTGAATCTCGGTTCCGTTCTTGGTGCATCCCGCAACCACATTGTTACGGAAATGCTCCAGAACCTCTTCAACATGCTTTGAGACTGCCATCTTATGCGCACTTGGCGACGAACGTCTCGACCTTCTTGGTGCCGACACGCTTGAGCAAGTCTGCTCGACCAAGGAAGATCTTGCCGTGTGGCTCACGCAGGGTGACTACCACCCCAACTCGCTGGCGCAAACGGACAGTCTTGCCGTTGTAATCATAGATACTTCCATTCTTTAGTTTAGTTATGTTCTTCATTGTGTTTATTTTATTTTTTATTGGTTAATGTGTCAAGTATAGTATTTATTTTTGCCATTAATTTTTGTCTCTGCCTACTCTTTGCTGTATGGTCAAAGAAACTAGTATTCCATCCTGTAAATATTCTGCCATTTGCATCTTGAAATACGTGAATATATCGCAGGCGACTATCAGCATGAGTTTCCTCAATGCAATCAAAGCAGTAACCAGTCTTTCCCGACGGGTAGTTTTCAGTATAAACTAGCTTCATACTCTTATAGTGGCAAAATTGTATAAATCAATCAAGCACTAAATAGCTATCATCTCATACTCTTCTTCATCTATCTCTTCTATCTCACGAACCTCGTCCACCTCTGCAGGGGAAAGCGTGGCCTGCTCCTGCATCTGTGCGAGTAGTTGTTCGTTGTCCAGACTAGTCTTGCTCTCATGTACCAGTTCTTCTCCATTTTCTAGTGTTACTTTATAGTATCTCATTTTTTTGTTTTGTTATTTAAAGCTATTGCGGTAAGTATCATTCCTATTAATATTATTATGGTGTTTCCAGAGGAGTCCTGCCCGTTATTCATGCCCCTCCATTGTAATTGTTACTGTTGAGGCTTGCAAGGCTTTCTGGTCGTCACATTCGCCGTCAAGGGATCGGAGATACTCCAGACCCTTGGCAGTAATTCTACGACCACCCTGTGCGACCTCCATGAGGCCGTGCTTGAGCAGGTAAAGCTCAAACTCACTACGCAGGGCATTACCAGAAAGTCCAGTAACCGCACTCAAATTCGTGAGCGAACAACTGCCACGCTCCTTGAGAACCTTGAGCAACTGCAACTCGGTATTCTCCAAGCCCAGCGGCAAAATTCCTAGGACGCACTTGAGTTCCTTCCATGCCTTCTTGTCAATGTCGTAGATACCATGCCGGTGTGCAAATTGAGTAATGTTATCCTTGGCCATGAGAGTGGCATTACGTGCGTTACCACGGCAAGTAGAACTGATCTCCTTGAGAACCTCTGGTGAGTAAGTAATCTCATCAGAATTTGCTTCGACTATCTTGCCCAAAGACTCATAGTCATACTCTTCCATATGAATCATCTTACAACGATCTTTAAGAGGAGTAATAACCTTCTGTGGGTCTGTAGTGGCAAAGATAAATGATACCTTTGTAAAATCAAACTCTATGTTGTAGTCATCAAACCGTAAGGTATTTCTGTTGTGTTTGTTTGGATTGAGAACCGTGAGTAGGCAGGTCTGCACACTCTCTGGCATCTCATGAGCCTCGTCAAAGAACACGGTTATGTGCTGGTCACGAATGTATGTGAGGGCGATATCCTCCACGAACTGGCGAACGTTCTTGAGCGTCGAGCAGTTGATGGTAAGCATCGGCTTGACACGCCCAAGAGTCTTGGAGCGCAAGTTTTTGGCCACCTGTGTAGCCAACATGGTTTTGCCCTGACCACGCTGACCGACCACAAACAGGTGTGGAAGGATCTCGCTTTTCTCAAAGGCATCAATGTAAAAAGATAGGACACGCTTGGTCTTATCCTGACCGATCATTTCGTCGAAGTAGGTTGTTTCCATACCTTCTTGTATACTAGTTTGGTTTGTGGGTCAATGGTTTTTTTTAAAAAACTTCGTCATCATCGAAGCTTTCCAACTCTACAGAAACCTTGGGCATGATGTCCGGTTTCTCGGTGTCTGGCTTATTCAGCTTCAGTACATCCTCTGCTAGAGACTTGATCTTCTCAGGAACCTCATTAAAGGTCTCAAGCTCCACATCACTCTTGCCACCAGCAACCGCAGCAATTAATGCATCCGGTTTGGCATCGATCTTCTTTCCGGCTAGCCCTAGCATCTGTGCGTAGCGACCCCATATGATCACACGCGCATTTGGTTTAAGGGCGGCATTCAGATCTGCCAGCGTCACGCTGACAAAACTTCCGCTACCGGCTTTACGTCCTCTTTTAGTACTCATTTGTTTTTTTTGTGTTTTTAGTTGTGGTGCTCTAGGAGAGACTCGAACTCTCACGCCTTGCGGCACGGGTGCCTAAAACCCGGGCGTCTGCCAATTCCGCCACCAGAGCATAAATATATATTACAACTATTTTACCCAGTAGTCAAATTAAAATTAATTTTTATTCGCCCGTTGTTGTGAATGACAATTTGGGCAAAGAAACTTTAAATTCTCAATACGGTTATTAAGGAAATCCTCATCTATATGATGTACCTCTAGTGTTATAGGTAAATTATTATAAGTATCTCTTATTCCACAGTCGTTACATATGTGTTCTATACCAGCATCTATTAATGCATTTCTTAATCTACGAATACTTTCCCTTCTGCCCTTTCTGTTATAGACTAAAATATCATTTGTTTTTAATTTTGCCGGACCACCGGAATGATTGGGACCACAATTGGATCGTCTACCAAGAAAATGGTCGGTACTTATACCGCACTGTTTTATTCTTGTTTTTATATGCGAGTGGTTTCCGCCACTAAGTTTTAAATTTAATTCTTTTAATACTCCATAAATAGAAACGTTTCTTTTAACTATTTCTTCTAATATGTCTTTTGTATACTTAGTATTATTAAGTGCCATATAATGTATTACACTACTGTATACTCACTATGCATTTTTATATTTGAGTATTCCAATTAATTTTATTACATTTTTAATATTATTCAGTGTAGCCTAATTTTACAATTTGTATTTATTCCTTATATAAGATCTGGGTATTTAATTTAATATTTAACTTACCCTTTATTTGGCAAAATTTCGTTAGCAAATACGGGTATTGCTTATTTGGCTGTTTCGCGTTAGCAAATTCGTATATCTATTATTTGCCGGGTTTTCGTTAGCAAATCAGGAAGCGGAGGGATTCGAACCCTCGGTACATCGCTGTACGGCAGTTTAGTAAACTGCAGCCATAAACCGCTCGGCCACACTTCCATTATTAATTAATTTTTATTTATTTAAATTCATTATTTGGCAAAAAGTCATTAGCAAATTCACATATTCAATATACCCTTATTTGGCATTTTTTCGTTAGCAAATTCGTATATCTCTTATTTGGCGAAATCTCGTTAGCAAATTCAGTATAGGACATTTGTTATTTGGCGATTTCTCGTTCGCAAATATGGCATGATACTCAATTCTTTTTTCTTTGCTTCTATTTCAATATCATAGGGCTGGTCAGGTAAGGACTGGACATAATCGCTGTGCGCCGGGTCTAGGGCATGCTTGCGGCCCTCTGAGTAGTGCTGTACTGGATCTATATTTGGCCAACTGTCTCTAGTAAATTTGATAATTTCTTCTAGAGTAAATCCCTCATCTGGATTAATAGATAAGTGATGATAGTCTAATGTAATAGGTACTTTGAAATGCTTTTTAATATTACTAGGTTTCCAATAGCCATTTTGTTCATTCTCAAATACAAGACGATTACGTACACTAGCGCTCATAAGAGATAATGATTGTTCTACATATTTAACTACTTGTTCTCCTTTAGTACCATTACTGATATGTATATTAATTGGGCACTCTACACTTTCTGGTAGTCCAAGATAGTCTAGTAGCTGACCGTGGTACTCTAGATTGGCGAGACTCTTGCGGCGCGTCTCGTCATTGGGCGAACTGATGCTGACAAACTGGCCGGGGTGTATTGTCAGGCGACCGCCAAGTGTACGATAGTTAGTAAGAGCTTGCCGGGCCGGGCTACTTGCTTCCGCCATCCAGTCTGCCCTCAATGCCTCCCTCCATAACTGCCCCCATTGGTCATGGTCAGCAAAAGGTATTAGATCACTAGAGATCCTATATAGGAATACACCATTCTTAAGATTCCATTCTATTATTTTATGTAGTAATTTAAAATTATGAGTTACTACTTCCCTCCATTTCTTCGGGGCCTCCTCTGGATTCTTATTTGCCCATGTCAGCTGCATGGTTCTGAAATTCTCGTCGAGCGACAAGTTGATGCAGCAATAGCCGGTTCTGTACATGTTCTTATAGTATTCTATTATGATCTATTATACAAGTAGATTCTTCTAAAAATTGTAAAATTAATTAAAATTAATTAAAATTATTTAAAATTACTTATTATTAAAAATGTCAAAAGTGCCATTCTTATGGAATTTTATTTGATCACTACGAAAATGTCTTATACTTCCATTGCTTTCCATTACCACACAAAAGATATCGTTCTCCCAAGTTCCGCCATCGCGCACATACCACACATATCCGGGCCCTATCTCGGTAATCACAGGAATGGGATTCTTAAATTCGTATACCATTCTCTTATATTTTACTGCAATTTGTACATTAATACCATTAAACTTATTAATGCTGGATGATATTCTATACTATTCCTAATCTTCCTATAGGTTCTTATACGTTTCACATGGTTTCTTATTTTCTGCCTGCGTCTACGCCTGTGCGGACAATTTATCTCCGGTAGGCTCTGGCGCAAGTATTTAAGCAGTCGTATAGGCATATGTCACATTTTATGTATAGGGTTTATATAGGGTTCTATTACTACTATACACATAACATATTTTTACAATTATTTCAATTTTTAATATTTTGTAAATTTTTTAAATATTTTTCTTGACTTTTAATTATATAAATGGCACTGATAGTTTTATATATTAATTGCATTTTTATTAATACGTACCTTTTCTTATATATTCTATTGTTCTATTGTTCTTACGTGTTATTCCCTATATAGGAACTTCTTATTAGATGTGCGATTAATTGTATTATTAGATCTATTCATTTTTTCTTATTTTACTCTGTTAATACGGGTGATTGTTTCTATTCAATCGGGTGGTTATCGGGTGATAATTATTCGGGTATAATCGGGTATGTATTCGGGTACTAAACGGGCAAAAGGGGCATCGTGTAGCGATCCTAAGACATATTTGGGATATATGTAGTATATATTAAACAATATAAATGTGGAGTGGTGTGGGGATGGGTGGGTCGGAGTGGGGAATATCTATCTTAAAGGTAAGATATATATTAAAATAGGTATATAAACTGTATTTTAAAGTGCCCGGCTTTTAATTTAAATAGTTTTTTTATGTTTTAAAACTGCATAATCATTCTTTAGTACTAGGATTTCATTTCTTAATTCCCTAATAGTATCCGACTCAATTTCATTTAGTCTTAGGATTAGATTATCTATAGCATAGGCAACCTTCTTTATATCGTATTGGCTAACAAGAGTCAATGAGGCGATTATATCCGAGGAGAATGCTTGTAAATATTCTATATCTTCTTGTGTGCTTTGGTCATGCATATTAATTAAAAATTAATTTAAAATACCAGATCTTTAATTTAAATACTTAAATGTATACCCCTTGTGTTGTTTTCTTCTTCCAGCTAGGCATCCCATAACACTACCTTGGTCTAAACCGAACTCTTTTATTTGTGTTGTTCCGTATAGGGTTGTGACATATTCGCCTGTTTTGGTCATTACGACCAATGGTTTAGTTTGTATATGTTGTGTGCCCCGGGGCTTTACAATTAAACCAGTATCATAGGCGTGGTTCTGATTCTCCTGCCTAGTACACCATTCAAGATTTTCTATACGGTTATCTGTCTTGATACCATTAAGATGATTTACTTCTGGCTTTTTCAAAGGGTTAAGTATAAAAGCATCTGCAACCATCCTGTGAACCCTTGGTGATTTACCTCTTAAATCTATACGATAGTACCCCTTATGGTTGAAGGGTTTCATAATTAAATGTGTTTGGGTTTTCTTATTGTAGCTTCTTATTCGGCCATGGGAAGATACTTCATATCTATCTTCATAGCCCTTGATGGGTTTCCATATCTCAGTGTTCATAATTGTCTGATTTTGATAGGTTGTCCTTTGCCCAAAGTGGCTGTAGGTTCGTATAGTGAAAGCATTTTTTCTGTTGTTTTGGATCGGTTAGATCAAAAGAGGCACAGGGTATGATATGGTCAATATGCCAACCATTAAAACCATGATTATCCCAACTCATGCCATCTTGGAATAAACTTTCTAAATGTTTCTTTACAGTTTCTATGTCTGCGCCCATTAGCTTCTTAGAAGATTGTGATTTGTTTTTTATAACTTTCCTCATCCTAACTCTTATTACTTGGGCTAACCTAAAATTCGGGTCATTCTTATATTTATTTTCTCTATAAGCATTTACCTTTTCCCTATTATTTTTCTTATAAAGACTTTCTCTTAATTTAGATTGTTCAAGGTTATCGTTTCTAAATTGTCTGCGAATTTTTAATTGCTTTTGTCGATATTTAGCATCAGTGCGATACCTCTCCCGTCGTCGCGCGTTCCTCGCATCTCTATGTTTGATTTCGGAAAGTCTTTTGCGTTCTTTCTCTTTTATAGCATCTTTTGCCATAGGCCGGTAATAAAAAATTATTAAAATATTTAATCCAAGATCAGCTTATGATGCTCTAGTGTATCATATAGTTCTTTTCTTATATACTCAAAGGCGGCATACTTATTATCTTCGCACTGATCGCAACCGTGTTTGATTGCGTTTCTTAGTATATAGTCTAAGTCCCATACGGCAAGTTTCCAGTTTGCACCGTCTACTGCGCTCTTATGCTCTTCCTCTTCTTCTGGAAGATTGAATTCTAGTATTGCTTTCATATTATTTCTTTCCATACTTCTGCTTTGTTCTATCAAAAGCATTATTATACACTACCTCAATAGGATTACCATCATATCCTAGATAATTTCCATTCTCATCAAAGAGCTTATGGAACTCATCAATGATCATCTCATTAAGATAAACATCTCTTGCATAAACTTTGCCATATTTACAATCATGTTTCCAAAGAGAATTCTCTGCACTACAGCATCCTTCCTCTCCACAGCTTTCACAAACTGGACAATAAGGGCTTTCTCCAATGTCAATGTCTTTTTCTTCCATAACTACAGACTGCTTCTTACCAAACTTTCTTTCATAATCACAGTAATCACAATACAGTTGAGGAAGAGGCATCATCTGTCCATGCTCATTATAAGTTGCTGTGGTATCAAAATTATTACCACACTCCTTACACTTCAATACTATTGCTTGTGTTACCATATTCTTATAGTCTATATGCTTTAGGAGGACTTGTCAAGCTTCTTTATGATAATTTCAAAGATATCTTCGTAACTTGGTGTATCAATAAAAAACGAATTTGCTTTATTGCCTTTTCTGTATACAAAAGTGCTTGATTGATGACAATCACATAAAGTGTCAAAAATCAATTCTTTTATATCCTCTTCTGTAAATTTGTCTTCTTCATTCATAATCTTATTCTATATGCTTTAGGAGGTGATGTCAGGAATTAAAGGATCAAGAATTTTTAATTCATCAAACAATTCATTAAACCTAATTGCTATGGTTTCATCTTTTGTAATAAAAGGCTCTAACATTCCTGCAAATTCGTATGCAATGTTTAATGC